ATGATCATCAAGCGCGGTAAAACTTTCCTCCTCCGTCGGCGTGTGCCGTCGCGCTATGCGGCGATCGAGGCGCGCACGTTCGTCAAGCTGTCGCTGCATACCGACAGCGAAATGATCGCACGTGAAAAGGCGGCGCGCGTCTGGGCTGAGCTGATCGACAGCTGGGAAGCGCGCAGGGCTGGCGCGGACGGCGATGCCGATGCGGCATGGTCAGCGGCGCGCGATCTGGCCGCCGCGCGGGGGTTCCGATTCCGGCAGGCAGAGGATGTGGCCAAGCTGCCGGTTGATCAGTTGTTGTCGCGGGTAGAGGCCGTGCCGGTGCGCGACGGCGTGCCGGATCCGCTGGAAGCGCGGGCTGTGCTTGGCGGTGCCCAGCCGCCGCAGATGACGATCAGCAGCGCCTTGGAACTGTACTGGTCTCTGGCGCGCGAAAAGACGCTGGAGAAATCACCGGATCAGATCCGGCGCTGGCGCAATCCGCATATCAAGGCGATCAACAATCTGATCGGGGTGATCGGTGATGTGCCGATCGATCAGATCAGTCATGATGACATGCAGGACTTTCGCGAATGGTGGCTGGACAGGATTGCCGATGACGGCATCAAGCCGCATTCGGCGAACAAGGATTTCACCTATATTGCAACGGTCCTGCGCACGGTTGCGTCGCGCAAGCGGCTGGGGTTTGTGCCACCGGTGGCAGGCCTTGCGTTCAAGGAAGGCAAGCCTGGAACGCGCCCACCGTATTCAACCGAGTGGATCCGCACGCGCCTTCTGCCGGGCCTCGCGGGGCTGAATGCAGACGCCCGACGGATTGTTCTATCCATGGTCAATACCGGGATGCGTCTGAGCGAGGCCGCGGCGCTGCATCCACACCACATTGATCTGACAGCTAACGTGCCGCATGTGCTGATCAGAGGCGAGGGTCGACAGTTGAAAAGCCACACGAGCGAGCGCGAAATCCCGCTGGCGGGCGTGTCTCTGGAGGCGCTGCGCGAGGGCGGCCTGTCGCGGTATCACGACAAGCCGGGCCTGTCGGCGACGATCAACAAATTCCTGTCCCAGAACGGCCTGCAGGAGACGCCCGATCATACGATCTATGGGCTGCGCCATTCGTTTGAGGATCGCTTGCTGACGGCAGGTGTCGATGAGAGGGTGCGCCGTGATTTGATGGGGCACGCTTTGGGGCGTCAGCGCTACGGCGAGGGTGGCGGCCTGCCCGCTAAGCTTGCGGCGGTCCAGCTGGTCGCGCTGTAGGTTGCCTCGCTGCTGTCCGAACCCAACAACCTGGCTCAATGACGGCCCAAAGCCGCCATTCGTGCAAGACGCAGCGCATGACCGGTTGAAGCCCTGACGCGACCTTCGTGCCTAGCGCAGCGAAGTGAATGCTGCTGGTGCGAGAGCACGAGGCCAACTTCCCGAAAGCGGACACTCGGAGCCCCGCAGCTCTCGATGATGCTGTAGGCTGTTCAACTGGTAGCGATGCGCAGGACGAGGAAACGCCTGATGAGGTACCTCTCTCATCAAGATAGCCGAACCTTGCGGCCTAAGATCGTGCTAGTCGCAACAAGCGGCGGATATTTGCGCCTCAAGAAACGTACGTGTTTTCTGTGAAATCGCACATCACGGGCCCGACATACGGCATTGAAGCGAAAATAGGCTACTAAATATGGATGGCGATAGGCAGTGGTTTGCGGTAGGAAAATTAGCGGTTTACCATTCACCAACTTTGGGAACGCAGTAAGAACATAACGGCAAGGGCAGACACCATGAATTTCATCGCGTTAGAAACAGAGCAGAAGCTTCGCGGTGGTTACTACACGCCTGGGGACCTCGCCCGTTTCCTGACACGCTGGGTGGCGCCTGTGACCGGCATGCGCATACTAGAACCTAGCTGTGGTGACGGTGCGTTTTTCCCAAGCCTGTTCGGCAAAGAAGCAGCAGTAACTGCGTTCGAGCTGGCGCCCGAGGAGGCGGCCAAGGCGGCTGCGCGCGGGCTGTCCAACTGCATCGTTAACAACCAAGACTTTCTGAGTTGGGCGTTGGAGGCAAAGCCAGGACAGTTCGATGCGGTGATCGGCAACCCGCCTTTCATTCGATACCAGTATCTTCCTTCCGACTTCCAAGCTAACGCAGAGCGAGTGTTTGATCGCCTCGGATGCAAATTTACCAAACACACGAACGCTTGGGTGCCGTTTATCCTTGCTTCGATGGAATTGCTTCGGCCCGGTGGGCGGCTTGCGATGGTTGTCCCTTCGGAGATTGTCCACGTAATGCATGCACAGTCGTTAAGGACCTATCTTGGGCAAGTGTGCCGCCGTGTCGTGATCGTGGACCCGCAGGAAATTTGGTTTGAAGGAACGTTACAAGGCGCCGTCCTGCTTATGGCCGAGAAGAAGGCGACACTGAATGCCCATGGCGAAGGTCTAGGCATTCAACGCGTTTCGGGCCGTGACTTCCTCCAAGAAGACCCGGAAGCGGTTTTCAATAAGCCTCAAGCGATCAACGGCAAGACAGTTCAAGGCAAATGGACGCGCGCGCTGGTTCCCGCCGCGACATTAGCCATACTCGACGCGGTAGAAGCTGACACTCGATTCTGCGTCTTTTCTGAGGCAGCGAAGGTCGATGTGGGCATCGTCACAGGCGCCAACAAGTTCTTCCTAGTGACTGACGAAGTAGTGAAACAAAACGGTTTGGAAAAGTGGGCACACCCCATGTTCGGGCGCAGTGATCACTGCCCGGGAGTTATCTACGACGATGCACAGCACTCCCGTAACGCGGCCACCGGCAAGCCGACCAACTTCCTTTGGTTGGATCGTTCAGTCGAGAACAGTGCCGAGGGTCGCGCCTACATCGCTTCGGGAGAGCGCGAAAGCTTGCACAATCGATACAAATGCCGAATCCGCAGCCCTTGGTACACGGTCCCTTCGGTTCACGCGACCGAGGTTGGTATGCTCAAGCGTAGCCACGACACTCCCCGTTTGATCCTCAATCGTGCAGGTGCTTACACTACCGACACGGCTTATCGCATCCGTGCTCTACGCGGCACGGCGGATGCTTTGGTCTATGGCTTCTACAACAGTCTAACCGCCCTTAGCGCTGAACTGGAAGGGCGGCACTATGGCGGGGGTGTTTTGGAGCTAGTACCGAGCGAAATTGAGAAATTGCTATTGCCTGCCCCAGAAGCGATTGTGCCCGACGTTGAGAGGCTGGACCGAATGGTGCGTGAAAATTCGGTAGCCGATACGCTCGAAGTGCAATCTGAGGCGGTTTTGGGCGCGCTTACTAAATCGGAACAGATGGACTTACTTGCCGCTTGGGCAACACTAAGAGATCGGCGACATCGGCTACCGATTTAGTCAATCTCAATGACGTAGCGCGCCCCTGCTGATGCAGGCAGATACAGTTTGAGGGTGCGACCAACCAAGCCAGGTTGCTTGATGTGACTAGTTGCTTCGTCCCAATGCAATCCAGTAGTGTAGTTGCCCTGTCCAGCCGCCCAAGCAAGCTTGTGGCTCAACCGCATATCGAAGTCACCGACATAGACACCCGCAATAACGAGTGATACCTGCGCCTCCGCCTCGTCCTTTTGTGCCGTGGGATTGTATTTCCAACTCAGCGGACCAAACACCTGATTTCGGAAATATGTTGTTTGATCAATTACATTGCCGCCGACCCTGTATTTCGCTTGCGTGAGTCGCAGCACGCCCGGAGCATGACCGGGATTAAGCTGGAGGTCCGAGCGTGGAAGGCTTGGTTTGAACCATACCATTTGTCCATAAATTTGAGGGGCACTAAGCTGACCGCTAACGGGTATGGTTGGACTGATCTTTGGTTTTTTGGTTTTAGATTTAGTTTGTGAATACTTGAACGGAAGGTTGATGCGTGGCTTGGTCGTAACACTGCCTTGATGGCCCGAACCAAAGGCAGTTTGCGTCTTTGGGCTACGCTCGTCTTCGAGAATGCCTTGTTTCATCAAATCAACGATTTGGCGAATACTATTTATTTTGAAGCAGTGCTGCGGATGATTTTTGATGAGATCGTCGAAGCAATCTATCAATGTGTCAACGAACGCCTTGTCGGTAGCGTCCGCTAGGTCCAAGTCGATATCAGACCCTACTTCGATGTTGTTGAACAAGCCTGCATGGGTCAGGTTAGCACTTCCGACAATCGCACGCGCCTGACCCACACCTACGGCAAGATAAACCTTCGGATGGAAAATCCGACTCCTGGTGGCGGTGTCAATCACATAGAGTTCCACACCCAGCTTGAATAAAGCGGCGATAGCTTGTGCGGTCGTTGAACCATTCCTAACTCCGATGAAGGCGCGGCAAGCTCCAGAGATGGGAGCGATAGCTTGCGATACCGCCGCAACGCCAGCAGAATTCGAAAACGCGGACGAGACGATAAGTCGAGTCGACCAAGCTTCTCCTGCCAGCGATATTATTAGTGGTGCGTGTTGCTGCTTGCCTGCAAGCGGTTGAAAGATTGCCCGAACCTTTGCCATCGATCTTTAACCCTAAACGAATCCGATCTGGTCAAGCCTACTGTCCTCCTAACCGGGAGTCGATCTGTCGATTGACGACTTGGTCTTTGCTTTCAGGTCTTTAGAGCCAAGCTCAGCGAACGGCCTAACTGTCCTTCTCCCTCTTGGTGCGCCATTTCGTATGCCGCGGCGAGCACGACCGACAGACTCGCGCTGGCTGCTACCCACTCGGCCGATGCATTAAGTGGTTTGAAGCCGACGACCTAATACTGCGCCACCGACGACTCCATCTGAGTCCAAATCGGTTGTGCAAGCCTCGCAGGGATATCATCACAGCTAATGCGCGTTATAAACTTGATCGCACACTCAAGTTCGTTAATCCTTTCGCTTCGAAATATTGTAATACGGGGGAGCAAGTTAGTGCCGCAATGGCTGTTGGATTTAAGTCAGCCTCAAGCCACGCTTGGGGCTGGCATTATGACTTTTTTTGGTGCGATAGCTGCAGTCCTACTAGGTTGGTGGCTGTTCAGCGGAAAAGTGCGGGACATTAAGTCTGCGCTCGACACAACCGATCGACTGTTAACCGACCATCAATCTCGCGTTCAGCTGTCACTTGCAGACATCGAGGAGAAGCTTAGTAGCCTGACCGCGAGCACGGCGCAAATCAGAGCGGATGTATCTGACAGGCAAGCACTTGATGAAGAATTGGCTAGCGAACCTGAAGGGCAAGATGAGATACCTGAGCTGAGCTTCGAGGACTTGGCATCCAACTGGCTTAGGATACGAGATCGCCTCGAAGAAATCGCATCAGACTCTCAGATTGACGGCCGGACGGCAGCAAAATACTCCCGTATCGACCGCAGAAAGTATGCGGATCTTGTTGCGTCGTTGAATAGGGACGACGAACTCGGGGAAAAGGGGCCGCAATTTCTTGAGGCTGCCCAAATCTGGGCCTCTCATCGATCAAGAAAGAAAGACCCCACTCAATCTGTCATCCAAAGAATGGTCGACTTGGCACTTCTACTCGCTCCGGCGTAGTTGCCGGTAGCATATCGAGTCAGCTTGAAGGGACGCTGGCACTGTGAGTGCCGGCTCCATCGGTTATGCCAACGGTTGGTCCGGCAAAAATACTGCACCCGCGTCCAGCGTCCGCTCTTCTTAAAGTTGGCGCAGCGCGAAATATGAGCTTGTCCGGTACACAGGCCAAATTCGCACCGTCCGGTTCCTGCGCACAGCGGTCATCGGTGCGGAGTGCAGCGAACGGCAGCTCTCCGCCCCCAACGGTCGAGCCTCAAGGCGATGCAAAATCCTGCACGACTGGCGCCGAATGTCTGCTATCTACTTCGATAGGTTTGCAAGGTCACCATCTTGCAACGGCCTCTGCAGTTCCTTAGCCTCTCCCCATGGTGCCCGCATCCAGACGTCCATCTCCTCTGACGTGATCAGGATAACCGGCATGGCTTTTGGATGCACCGCGGCGACCTCGGCGTTGGGGGTGGTCGTGAGAAATCCGTAGAGGTCGGCATTCACCTCGCCCTCTTTCAGCTTTCGGACGGACGTCCAGTTCACCCAGATCCCGGCGAAACAGGCCAGGGGGCGATCCTCTGACAGAGCAAACCACACCGGCTTGTATTTTCCATCGCTGCCTTTCCCTGGCTCCGAGAAAGCGTTGAAGGGCACCAGGCAGCGGTGCTCTGGCGCCAGCCATCTGCGCCAGTGGGGTGAGTTGGTGTTGCGGATATTGGTGACACCGGAATCAACCCGCTTGCCCTCCAGGGCGACCGCTGGTTTCGGCATGCCCCAGCGGGCGCGTGACAATATGCGGCCGTCAGGACCATTTTTGACGATGGGGGCGGCGTAGTCGGGGTAAATCTCGGGCATCGGCGCCATGTTCCCGATTGTCGGATCGGTGGTCATGGCGCGCGTGATGTAGATCATCGCCTGGGCGGCTGAGGTGTTGCTGTAGAGGTTGCACATGGAGCGAACGCTAGCCTCGGTTCCTCCTTCCGGCAAGGTTACACTTGTTCTCTATCCGTTCTAGTTTATCTTGCGGGCAAGAACGGAGTCGCCATGCCCACCAGACCGCCACCTATTGGTGCCCCGCCAGGCAGATATCGCACGCTAGGAGATGCCGCGCGCGACGGTCAGATCGTCGTGCTGCGGTGCAACCGCTGCCGGAGAACGGTCAATTTCCTGGCGATAGACTTGGTGCCGATCATCGGGGCGTATCACAACGCGCATGAGCCTGTGTTCAATTGCACGTGGTGCAAAACCGGCGAGTGGGTAACGACCCGTCTCCGCATACCGCAGCTGGAAGAGTATGGCTACTTGACGATCCGCAGACCGGGCCGTGTCATCCAGACGTGGTATGACGCCAAGCTGGGTGTCGCTGACGGGAACGGTCGGAAGTGAGGAAGGCCGCGACCGCTGCGCCTGATCCGAGTGGCTGAAGATCAGGAGAAAGGATCAGGCGAGGGAGCGCAGGCGCTGAAGGATCACATGATACTGCAGGGGGTCATGGTGTGGGTCCCCCGGAATCGGCTGGCATAGTTTCTCAAGCTTTTCGATCGCCGCTGCGATGCGTTCATCCGTGGACATAGTCGACGGGTGGCGAGGCTTGGCGGTCATGCTGTTAGCGCCGTGGTGGATGCGTGCTCGCCCCATTGATCGGCCCAGGCCTCTGCCATTCCGGGGAATGTCTTGCTACGGATCTTCCAGCGATCCGGGCCGGGTGGGGCGCGCCAGATCATTTCCCATTCCTTGCGCTCGGCCGTGCCCTTTGCCGGTGGCTCGAGGCGGTTGGTGGCCGTCAGCTCGGGCAGGTTGCGCAGGTAGAGGCCGGTTGCCTTGAGGGCCGGATCACCGAACCACCACGGTTGAACGATCTGCGGTCGCGGCAGGTCGGGCATGGCCTGCCGGGCGTGGATGTTCATCTCGGGGTTCTCGACGGCGATATGCGGGACGGGGGCGTTGTAGCAGGCGCCAAAGATCTCGACGCCGAGGTCGAACTCCTCGATCATGCTGGCATGGGTCCGCCCGTTGGGCAGTTTCCTGGGATGGGATTTGCCCGGGCCGTAGAGCCATCGCTGGCCGGACCGGCACAGGCGGGTGCAGGGCGGGTTCGACACGATCAGCAGATCCCAGCCCCACGACAGCACGTTGCGGATATCGTCCTGGATGTGGCGGTTGGTCGGTTCGTCGGCCGGCAGCAGGTCACATTGCCAGGCGTCGTGGCCTCGGGCGAGAAACGCCTCCAGCGTGACGCAGGACGTGGCACAGCCGATCAGGACGCGCAGCTGCCTTCGCGGTGGGTGCGCCCGCCGCCGCGTTGTCTCGGCTCCATGAGCTGATGAGAGGGTTTCACTGGACGCGTTGATCATGGGGCGCTGTCCGCGCCCTGGCGTGCTTTGTAGCGGGCGACGAGGGCTGCCAATTTGGCCTGGGTGCGCTGGTGATAGGGTTCGATCTGCTGCGCAACCGTCCCCTGTGCCGCCATCCCAAGGGCTGGAGAACGCTCATGTCCGGGGCCGCTCATGAGGTGGCCGGGCAGCAGCAACGCCATGCGATCAGCAGAGATCGGATGGCCCTGGATTTGCTTTGCCTGTGCCCAGTTGAATTGCAGAGCGGCCGGGATGCGCACGAAGGTTTCGGGTGCGGCGATATGGGTGTGGCAGGTGGGAGGATCTTGTCTTGGCATTCTGAACTCCTTCTGATCAGTGCAATCAGGATATGACAATTTAATTGTCATATTGAGTTTTATAAGACAAGAAATTTGTCATATGATGCGGCAGAAAGTTGTCGAGAGATGGCGATGGGGCCGCGTTACGACGTCGTGGACGTGGATCGGTAGCGCCGTTTAGGGGGAGTTCCGGTCATAATTTATATACTAGGAGGGTTTCGCATGCTGGGATTTGATCGGGTGCAGCTGCTTATCGAAGCGGCCAGAAAGACCGGGTTCACTATCGATTATTTGGAGGCGCTTACTGCTGGCCTGTCTCTCCAGGCGACTCTGAGGGTCATAGGCAATGCATCGGCTATGCCCTCATACATGAAGTCTAGTGAAAGCCCGTATGTGCGGCGCAATGCCAAGGCACCATCAAGCGATAGTCGTAACTTCCCTGTTTCCCAGTTATTGAGCTGAGCACGCTTGAGGCCTGCCTTCTGGGCGTACTCATCTTGGGTCAGTCCCTCTAGGGATCTGTGCCAGCGTATCCGCTCTGCTATATCGCTAAATGGTCTGGCGTCTGTTGTCATGCTGAGCATTTTCGCACGACAAGTTTTTTGCCGATAGTCAGGAACGTTTGTCTTGACCATTGACAGATTATTTGTCACCTGATGTGCCATCATGAGCAAGCATCCAGTCCAAGTTATTATCGACACACTAGGGTCAGAGGCCATCCAAGCGGCCTTTGGCGTCTCAGAACATTCCATACGCCATGCTAGGGTCGCGCGGAGATTTCCGGCGTCTTGGTTTCATGAAATTGAGGCGATGTGCGCATCGGCTGGCATCGACTGCCCTCGTATGATTTTCAATTTTAAGTCCGCAGGCAACCACATGCCGCAGCACTTGCGTGTCGGCTGATGGCTGGCCTGTACTCTCAAGATGCCGCGCCACTGTCTCGCTTGAAAGGAAAACTCCTTCCATGCTGATCCGTGCGCGCGCTGCCATGTTCAAATCTCTGGTGGATGCCGTCGGCGGTGTCGAAGCGGCCCGGGCCGTCATTGAGGCGAGCGTCGGGCATGACATCTCGATTGCCTCGATCTCTCGGATGCAGAACGCCAATGCCGAGCCGGTCTGGGCCTGGGTGGTGGCACTTGAGGATGCCGCGGGGCAGGCGCCCTTCAGCAAGATGCGGGCGCGCCAGCTCGGGCAGCAAAAGGCATCCTCTGCCGTGATCAGCCATCTCGATGCGCTGCGGGAAAGCTCCGAGATGGTGCTGGCCCTGGCGGGCGCCGAACGCAGCGATGATCCGCAGGTTCTCGCGCGGGCGCTGAAAGAGACGCAAGACGTGGCTGACTTGGTGAACCACTTCGTCGCGACCCTGTCCGATCAGTGTTCCGGCAGGGTCCCGCAAGGTGCCGTTCCACTCAAAGCGCGGGGGCGGGCATGATGCGCGACAGGTCCGCAAATCCCGCAGACAGGGACCAGCAGACGATCCAGCACATGAGCAGTGCAGCGAGGCTTCCCGTCTCCGACATCTATGTCCTTTGCGCGCGCCTGTCCTCGAACGGTCGCTGTGCCTGCAGCGTCAGGGGGCGGGATCGCTGCGCGGGTCTTCGCGAATTGTTGGCGCGGCACGGCAGCGTCGAGGCGGCGTTGCATGCGGAAATCCAGCGGATGGAACGGGCGGTGCGTCGTGGCTTTTGAAGCGATCCGTGCGCGCCAGGGTGCGCCGCGCGTGAGCTGCATCTGTGACGAATGCCTGCGCTCGGAAATCGTTGCGGCCCCCCATGGCAGGCGCGGGTCGGACAGCGACGACCAGGCGGCGGCAAAGGTCCAGCGTTTGGGATGGTCATTCATTGGCAAGCGGCTTCGGTGCCCTGCCTGCGAAGCAAGGAGAAAGGTGGTCAAAGTGAATACTGGAAAGAGGAAGGCCGTTGTGCCGGCACAGCCGCCGCGCGCGCCGACCAAGGCGCAGAAGCGCGAAATCATCGAGCTGCTGCACGACGTCTACGACGCCGGGAAGGAATGCTATCGGCGCAATGATACGGATGAGACGGTCGCCAGTGTCCTTGAGGTCATGCCCGGCTGGGTCACGGCGCTGCGCAAGGAGTTCTTTGGCGACGGGGGCGGCAATGAGGAAATGACGGCGCTGGCCGGTGACCTCGAGAGCTTCCTGACCTCGGCCAAGGCGGCGCAATCGGAGTGCGAGCAGAAGGCGCAGGCGCTGGCGACCGAGATCGCGCGGGTCGAACAGCTTCGCAAGCGCCTCGCCGGGATCGAGGGCGCGGTCGGTCCGCGCCTGTTGTCGAGGGTCAAGTGATGGCGTTCGCCAGCCAGCCTGACCCCTGGCCGCTCAAGCGCGGCGAGACGCTGTCAAACCACGACTGGTTTCCGTTCTACGGGCACCGGTTTCTTGGGTCCAAGTTCCTCAGCAGCTGCCTGATGAAGCAGCGCCGCGAAGACATCGGCACGGCCCTGATCCTGTGGTCACAGGCGATGATCCAGGACCCCGGCGGCACGCTGCCGGATTGCGATATGGAGCTTGCCAGCCTCGCCCGGTTTTCCACGGTCGAGGAATGGCGCGCCGTGCGTGACGGTGTGCTGCATGGCTGGGTGCCGGTGCTGGTCGAGGATGACACGGCCGCCGAGCCGTTTCTGCGCCTCGGGCACCCAGGCTTCCTGCAAGGCATCGTCAGCGAGATGTACAAGCGTAAGCGGGGGCGTGACGGCGCGCGCGAGGCGCAGCGCCTGGCCGTGCGCAAGTCGCGCATCCGCAAGAAGCTGGAAGAGATGCGGGTGCAGAAGCACATCATCTCCGATGATCGCGCCATCTTTGCCCTGGCGGAATATTTCGAGCACTCGGACCTCTACGCGACGCATGAAAACCTGCGGGCCGCGATGATCGAGGTGCTCGGCTACACCGGCGAAGTCGCCCATTTCCCCGGACGCTCGGGGCAAATGGCGGGCGGTGAAATCTAAGTGAAATCTTACTGAAATGAACTGAAATCTTACTGAAACATTTCAGTCGATTTCATCTCGATTACTGAAATTGCCCTACAGGACAACACAAGAAAAAACCAAATAGAACACCCTTGTTGCACAGCGCGAGGGGATCCGGCGGGCAAAAGGTTGGCAGGTCAGGACTGGCCTAGAAAAGAGGGAAGACCGATGGACGGTACCGAACAAGCCGAAACGAAGCGCGACCGGGTACGTCGCCTGTTGCTGACCCCGATGGCCCAGTTGGGCTTTCGGTTTCCCAAGGGGATCAGCGCCGAGGAGGGCCAGCGCAAGCTGGACCGGATCGCCGACGATCTGGCCTATATGGCGGAGGATCGGCTGCGCGAGCGGATGTTGCCGACATTGCGCACCAAGGGGCAGGGCAGCGCGCGCAATTTCTGGCCGGACCACGCGACCTTCATCGCCTACGCACAGATCGCCCAGCCGCGCCCGCTGAGCGAGATGCCCGGCATTGCCAGCTGGTTCGGCAGCGTCGCCGGGCAGCAGGCGCTGGACGGGGGACGCCTGGTGGCCGAGTTCCGGTTCTGGCAGGAGAAGAACCGCCCGCCGCAGGGCGAGGCCGAGAAACGGCGGGTGGCGGCGCAGGGCCTCGAGGATGAAAGCCGCGCCATGCGGATCCGCGAACGCCTGGGCCATAACCTGGCGGTGGACGCCATTGATCGCGGCTGGCTGGTGGAGTTCAACGCCTGCGAGGCGCGGGCGATGGCGCTGGTCGATGCGCGGCGGGGTGCCGTAGCATGATGATGGCCCCGATCCGGAAACCTCTCTGCCGTCCGGGCATTGGCCGCGACTGCGTCGCCTACATCGCGCCGGGTGGCGTCGTGCACGTGGATCGCTGGCCGGTGGGTTTTGCCACGGCGGTGCTGCGGGCCTCGGACGTGGCCTGCGCCGAGGTGCTGGCCCGCGCGACGCCGCCTGTGTCCTGCGGGCCGGAGATCCCGGTCGCCCCGGCGCGCGGCCCGATGGTGGCCTTTACGCCGGTCGAAGGGCGCAAGACCAGGGAAGGGACCTTCGAACAGTACCATGCTGGCTACCTCGGACGGGATGCCGCGCGCCGTGCCGATGCGTTTGACCTGATGACGGATCAGGCGCGGCGGGCACATCCCAAGCGGGTTGCTGCGGCGAAGGAGGCGCATGACACGCGCAGCGCCGCCGCGACCGGCCCGGTGCCCGACTTCGTGCCGCCCGCCTTCGCGCCGCCGTTCTCGATTGGACAGGTCGCGGTCGGGCGCGACTATGCGGCGCTGACCGAACGCTGCGCCTGCGCGGGGGTGAAGTGTTCCTCGCTGGAAGCGCAGCGGGCATCGGGCGGTAGGGCGGGGGATCGCGAGGCTGCGGTGTTTCGCGACTTTGAGCGGCTGCGGGTCTATCACCGCCGGATCGGCGACGGCCTGGCGAAAGAGGTGCGCCGGATCCGTCCGGGTGGGGCAAAACGATCCGCGATCCGCGCGCGCTATCTGGTCGATCAGGTGTGTCTCGGTGGGATGTCTCTGGCGGGTGTGCTGAGCGCCTGCGGCTGGTGCAATGACGCAAAGACACGCGAAGGACTGCGGTTGGCGCTGTGCGCGGCGCTGGACCGTATGCAGGGCCATGATCTGGTGACCCCGACGAAAGGGGATTGACGCCTATCTCTTCCGGTGGCATCAACTCTGTCATCATCACAAATTGCGCCCGGAGCTGAGCTATCAGCTGCCGGGCGTTTTCATTCCCGACATCGAGGTTCTGCCATGCCCCGCAAGATTTGCGTGACCGGCGGCTGTGACGACCTCGCAATCGCGGGGCGGTCGCACTGCCCTGACCATTGGGAGCAGCGGCAGGCGCGGATTGCCGAACGCAAGGCGCAGGCGCAGCGGGGCGAGGATGCGCAGGCGCACCGCCGCCTCTATGCCTCTGCCGCCTGGAAGAAGGCGGCGAAGGGGTTCCTTGCCAAGCATCCACTCTGTGCCGATTGCGCCGGTCTCGACCTGGTCGTGCCCGCCAGCGAGGTCGACCACATCGATCCGCACAAGGGTGACCGGGCGAAGTTCTGGAGCCGGGCCAATTGGCAACCGCTCTGCAAGTCCTGCCATTCGCGCAAGACGGCGCGCGAGGTGTTCCACCGCTGACGGGGGGGTACCTCAAAAATCCGGGGCACGCGACGTTGACCGGTATGTAAACAGTTGTTTTCGTGCGGCCGGATTTGAGAAAAAAAGCCCATTTGAGAGAGGGTTACGAGATGAAGGGCAGCAAGCCAAAGCTCGACAACGTGGTGCGGATGAAGGGCGACGGCGTCAGGCCGACGCCGCCCGCGCCCGACTTCATGCCGAGCGAAGAGGCGGTCGAGGCCTGGGATCGGCTGGCACCGGTGATGATTGCCAAGGGGCGGCTGGAGCCGCACTTCGAGGATCTGTTTGCGGCCTATTGCGTCTCGGTCGGCGACTTCGTGCGCTGCACCGGGGACCTCGCGATCATGGGGAACTACTACCTGACCGAGACCCGCAACGGGACGCAGGAAAAGAAACGGGCGGCATGGGGCCAGCGGCAGGACGCGCTGGCCAGCATGCAGCGGATCGGCGCGCTGTTCGGCCTGACGCCGGTGGATGAAGGTCGCCTCGGCGCGGCGGGTCAGGGCAGCTTCCTGGATGAACTGGAGAAGGCGATGAAGGGCAATGGATCCAGTTGATCACCCGGTGAGCGCATATGCCCGCGATGTCACCGAGGGACGGGTTATCGCGGGCGATCTGGTGCAGCGGGCATGCCAGCGTCACCTGAGCGATCTGGAAACCGGGCGCGACCGGGGCCTCTACTTCGATCCCGAGGGCGCGGATCGCATCCTGAACTTCGCCAGGATCCTGCGCCATACCGAGGGCGCGCTGGCCGGGCAGAGTTTCCAGCTGCAGCCCTGGCAGGTGTTCCGCATGGGGTCGGTGTTTGGCTGGAAGCGCGAGGCCACGGGCCTGCGCCGGTTCCGCAATACCTATCACCAGGTCGGCAAGAAGAACGGCAAGACGACCGACACGGCGGTGCCGATGCTGTACTCGCAGCTGATGGACGGCGAGGCCGCGCCGCAGGCCTATTGCGCGGCGACGACGCGGGACCAGGCGGGGCTGCTGTTCAAGGGCGTCAAGCGGATGATCAAGCATTCGCCGGTGCTGACGCGGGGCATGGATGTGTATCGCACCCAGATCGAAACCCCGGACACCGATGGCATGATCGCGTGCCTGTCGCGCGACGGGAACAGCTCGGATGGGATCAACCCGCACTTTCTGGCGCGCGACGAGATGCACCGCTGGACGGATCGCGAACTGGCCGAGACGATCACGGAATCCATGATCGCGCGCACGCAGCCGATTGACTGGGTGATCACCACGGCGGGGCATGACCGCGCCTCGCTCTGCGGCGAGCTGCGCGACTATGCCGAGAGCGTGCTGCGCGGCGATGTCGAGGATGACCGGTTCTTTGCCTATGTCGCCGAGCCGCCGGTGGATTGCGACCCGCTGGACCCGGTGGCCTGGGCAATGGGCAACCCGAACCTCGATGTCTCCAAGCCGCAGGCCGACATCAAGGCGGCGGCGACGCTGGCGACGATCATCGCGGCCAAGATGCCGAACTTTCGCCGCTTTCACCTCAATCTCTGGACCGAGGGCGCCGAGGCATGGATTGCCCGCGATGTCTGGGACCAGGGCGACGCGAAACAGCCGATTGACCTGGCGCGCCTGCGCGGCAAGCGGGCGTGGATCGGCCTCGATCTGTCCAACAAGGTTGACACCACGGCCATTGTCGTGGCGATCCCGGACGGAGAGGCGGTCGTGGTGATCTCCTACATCTTCCTGCCGGAGGGGCCGAAGGGCTTCATCCACCGCGCCCAGACGGAGAAGCGGGAATATGTCGGCTGGCAACAGGCGGGCTGGCTGGAGATCTGCCGGGGCGGCTCGGTCGATGAGGAAGAGATCCGGGCGCGCCTGCACTGGCTGAAGGGGTTCTTCGATGTCCAGGAGGTCGCCTATGACCCCTGGGGCATGAAGTACCTGGCCGAGCGGCTGGAAAAGGAGGGCTTTCCCATGGTCGAGCATCGGCAGGGCTTTGCCAGCATGTCGAACCCGATGAAGCGGGTCGAGGAGCTGGTGGCGCAAAAGCGGATCCGGCACGGCGGCAATCCGGTGCTGGCCTGGCAGGTCGGCAATGTGCACCGCGACGAGGATGCCTCGGAGAACGTCAAGCCGAACAAGAAGAAGAGCACGGGCCGGATCGACGGCGCGGTGGCGATGATCATGGCCGTGGGCCGGGCAGTGGCCGGGCAGGGCAAGAAGAAACAGCGGGAGATCGAAACGCTATGAGCCTGATCGATGTGATCACCAGACCCTTTCGCTCTGCGGAGGCACCGGCCCCGGCACGCGCCGAGCCGGTGATCAGCGCCGGGATCCCCAGCGGCACGGCGTCGCCGCAAGGCTGGATGCAGGAGATCGGCTTCTCGGGCAGTCGTAGCCGGGTTGCCACCTTGCCGCCTGTCTCGCCGGTGCTGGCGCAGCGCCATGCCACGGTGACCGCCTGCTGCACCATCATCGCCGGGGATCTCTCCAAGCTGCCGGTGCAGGTCTGGCAGCGCGACGCCTCGGGGCGCGAGGTGCGGGTGCGCGATCACGCGGCGAACTACCTGCTGAATGTCGAGGCCGCACCGGGCGTGACCGCGATGCTGACCCGGTTCAACCTCGCCTATGCCTTCGCGTTGCGCGGTACCGGCTACGCCTATGCGCCGCGTGACGGCGCGGGTGAGCTGACGATGATCGACGGCATTCATCCCGATCTCTGCACGGTGTTGCGCAACGGGCGGGCGCGGTTCTATGACTTCGAGGACGGCGACCGGATCCAGCGCCGGGTGCCGGGCCGGGCCATGGTGCACATGCGCTACATGGCCGAGGATGGCTGGACAGGGCGCAGCCCGATCTCGGTCGCGGCGGAGAGCTTTGGCATTGCGCTGGCCGGTCAGGAGGCGGCGGCGCGGGCGGCCTCGGGTACCTTCATGAAGGCAGTGGCCAAGGTCAGCGCCTTTGATGCGGATGACGAGACCTATCAGCGCTCGAAGGTGCGGCTGCGCGAGGCGCTGCGCAATGAGAACAGCCTTGGCGGCGTGACCCTGATCGGGCCGGATGATGACATCAAGAGCCTGGACCTGTCGGCTGCGGATCAGCAGTTGCTGGAGAACCGCAAGTTTGACCGGGAACAGATCGCGGCGATCTACCGGGTGCCGCCGAGCAAGCTGCAGATGCTGGAATACGGCGTGAAGGCGAACGGGCAGCAGCAGGCCATCGACTACAAGGCCGATTGTCTGAGCCATTGGGGCGGCTTCATCGAAACCCAGCTGGGGCTTGGCCTGCTGACCGAGGCCGAGCGCCGCGCCGGTCTGTTCCTGCGTCACAACTTCGATGCGCTGCTGCGGGCGACGACGAAGGAACGCTACGAGGCGCTGAACAAGGCGGTCGGCGGGCCATGGATGGCGATGAACGAAGCCCGCCGCGAAGAGGGTCTGGACGATGTCACGGGCGGTGACCGCGTTTATCCGCCCTCGAACATGACCCGCGACGACACCGCACCCGATCCGAAGGAGACCGAGGAATGACAATCCCAACTCTGCGCGCCATGCTTGGCGGTGGCATCATGGCCCTGAATGAGGCCGCGGCGCAGCCCTTGCTGGCGCAGCCGATGCCACAGCCGGTGGCGGGTGATCCCGTCCAGATGGCGGGGCCACAAACGCCCGAGCGGTTCGTGATCGAACGCGGCGTGGCGGTGGTGCCGGTGCGCGGCGTGCTGACCGCCAATTCGATGATGCTGGAGCGCTACATGGGCTGGGCCACATACCAGGGCCTGACAGAAACCTGCGCCGCGCTGGCCACGGATGAAGCCGTCGCGGCCATCGTTCTGGAGTTCGACACGCCGGGCGGCATGGTGCTGGGCTGCGCGGGTGCGGCGGCGGCGATTGCCGAGCTGGGCCAGATCAAGCCGGTGCATGCCCTGGTGCATCCGCTGGCCGCGAGTGCTGGCTACTGGCTGGCTAGCCAGGCGCGCGAGATCACGGTCGCGCCGGGGGCCTCGCTCGGCAGCATCGGCGCGGGTGTCATGACCGGCGCCTATGTGCAGCCGGGGCAGGGATCGGGGTTGCAGCTCTTTGAGTTCACCTCGCCCCATGCCCGCGCCAAATGGCCCGACCCTTCGACAGAAGAGGGGCGCACCGAGATCCTGCGCAGTCTGGGCGAGGCCGAAGCGCGTTTCCACGCTGCCGCTGCGGCAGGCCGTGGCATGACGCTGGAGGATCTGCGCAGCCGCGCCAGCGTGACGGAGGATGTGCGCGACGGCGGGGCGCTGTTCGACGGCGCGGAGGCTGTGAAGCGCGGGCTGGCAGATCGCGAGGAAAGCCGCATGGCGTTTTATGGGCGGATACTCGGGGCCTATGCGCCCGCACCGCGCAGCGGCACGCGCGGTATGTCGCGGAGTGCCATGGCGCGGGCGCGGGTTGCGGTGGCGCGGGCGGCAATGTGATCTTGCGCGAGAGACGGACGCATTCCGATCTTCTGAAGGCGTAGGCGGAGAGAAGGTTCCTTGCTGCTACGCCAAAGGTGATTGAGATGAATTGTGCCGAGAGCTTGCAAGCTCTTGCCCACAATCCTCTCCGATAGACATTCAGTGATCCACAGTCTAGATCTTTGGCATTAGTTGACAAAGACATCTGCTCCTTGGAGAAACCCTATTGGAACTGAATATTGAGTTAAGCGACGCGGTTCAAATCGTAGCGACGATCATTGTAGCCTATGAAGTTTATCGGGTGGCACGCGAAACAAAGATTCAACGGGTGCAATCGTCGAAACTCGAAACCTTGAATGCTCTGGCGACATACCATGAGGACGTCAGGAAATTCATGGAGTGGTTGAGGCACGGAGACAATAGGGTACGCTTGGCAACTCCTGAGAACCTTGAACCAGAAGACCTCATCATCATCACGAGATATCTTACGGTTTGCGAGCGGCTTTCCGTCGGAGTTCGCCAATGCGTCTACAATTTTGATGTTGTTAATCGAGCAGTTTCGAAGTCACTTCGAAACAACTATATAGAATTGGTGCCATATATTCAGGTTCGCCGCGAGATAGCGAAATCCGACCGAGTGTATGAGCAATTTGAATGGTTGTGTTTTGAATTAGAAAAAACGACTCTCGACAAACGGCTTCCGAATGGTTGGAGGATTTCGCGGGCTGCGCGAGATAGTTTATAGATCTTCCGTCCATTGGCATGCGACGAGAAGTTGTCGGAGGCGGGGGACAGTAGGGGCGCAGCCTCTGGCAGAACGGTTCGAGTCAGCCATTTGCGTCTCGCTGCTTGAAGGTACGTTTCGGTCCCCATCCATCTCTCAGTGAACTGGCGCATGCCAGCCGCGCACGTACAGCGTTCTGATCGACTCCAAAATTTTCTTCACCCCACACCCCGGCCGCAGCTTGCGGCCGGGGCTGCACTGCTGCGTGCGCGCAGCTCTTTGAAAGGAAACCCCCATGAAGAACCTCGATGACCTGCGCCGCGCTCGCCAAGCAGCGGCCCAGAAAATGCAGCAAATGGCAGTGACGCTCGGCGAGCTGGAAGGCGCAACCGATACTGACGACGCGGCGCTTGCCACCGCGCAGACCGAGTTCGACACCGCCGAGACCGACTTCCAGGCCGCTGACCGTGCCGTGAAGCGCATGGAGGCTGTTGAAGCGGCGCAGGCCGCAGCGGCGACCGGCGACGCCGGTCAGGGCACCGCGGGGCAGGGCGCGGGCGGTCAGGGTGGCCAGACGGCCCCGGCGCAGGCGCAGAACCCGGCGCACCAGGGGCTGGAGGTCGGCTTCATGGCGCTGGCCCTGGCGGCGAACCGGGGCGACGTGACGCGCGCGGTGGCGCAGCTGGAGCGCGATGGCCACTCGGGGATCGGTGCCGCGCTGAACAGCACCTCGGAGAGCGCGGGCGGCGTGCTGGTGCCGCGCCCGATGGCGGCGCAGATGATCGAGCTGCTGCGCCCGCGCGTCGTGGTGCGCAAGGCGGGGGCGCGCACGGTGCCGATGTCGGCGGGCGAGCTGCGCCATGCCAAGCAGACCGGCGGCGCGACGGCGAGCTACGGCGGCGAGATGGATCCGATTGAACCCAGTGAGCCGAGCTTCGACAAGATCGACCGCACGCTGAAGAAGCTGCGCGCCCTGGTGCCGGTGTCCAATACGCTGCTGAACCGGGCCACCATCGGCACGGCGACGGTGGTGCGCGACGACATGCTGAAGGTCATGGCGCTGCGCGAGGATCTGGCGTTTCTGCGCAATGACGGCTCGGGCGATCTGCCGAAAGGTCTGCGCTACTGGGCGCTGCCCGCACATTGGGACGCCGGGCCGGTGGCGGCGACCGCCAATGCCGCCGATCTGGCGATCCGGCGCGCGGTCTCGCTGGTCGAGGATGCCAATGTCTCGATGATCACGCCCGGCTGGACGATGCGCGCCGGGGCCAAGTCCTGGCTGGCCAGCCTGCGCGATGCCAACGGCAACCTGCTGTATCCGGAGATCGACGCCAAGGGCACGCTGAAGGGCTTTCCGATCTACACCACGTCGCAGATCCCGAACAACCTTGGGGTGGGTGGCAATGAGACCGAGATCACCTTTGCCGACTTCTCGGAGATGATGATCGGCGAAGGCGGCGAGATGCGGATCGCGCAGTCGACCGAGGCGGCCTTTGTCGATGCCAGCGGCGACACGCAGTCGGCCTTCCAGAACGACCTGACGCTGTTCCGCGCGATCACGGAACACGACTTCGCGCCCGAGCATGACGAGGCGATTGCGGGCTTCAATGCCGCCGACTGGTCGCTCCAAGCGGCCTGACCGCTGCAAGCGGCCTGATCCGCTGCAAGCGGCGTGACCCTACGCCCTCGCCGGTACACCCGGCGCGGGCTTTCCTTTCCCCTTTCTCAGGAGATCCCGAGATGATGACCCCCGTTCAATTCCGCCAGCACTCCGGCAAATATAACCGTGGCGAGGTGGCGGGCTTCCTGCCGCAGCGCGCCGCGCAGCTGATCGCCAGCGGCGTGGCCGTGGCCTATCGCGCCCCGACCAAGGCCGTAGCGGCCAGCGCCGATCCCGAGGCGATGGCGTTGGCACAGGCGGCGCAGGATGTGGCGCGCCGGGCGGCTGACCTCGATGCCCGTGAGGCGGCGCTGGCCGCACGCGAGTCCGCGCTGGCCAAGCCTGCCGACACTGGCAAGACCGACGCCGCCACCAAACCGGTGACCGGCAGCGAGGCTGGAAGCCCACCCGCGCAGGGCGGCAAGACCGCTGCCAAGCCCGAGCCAAAGGCGTAAGGGCGCGCCATGCAGGGGATCGGAGAGGCCCCGGCGCTGGCGGTGAGCGTGGCAGAGTATCGCCGCGCCACCGGCTTCATCGAGCCGGATGCAGAGGCGGATCTGCTGGTCGAGAGCTATCTGCGCGCCGCGCAGGATGTCGTCGAGGCCGGGACAAACCGGCCTCTGGGGCTTCGCGATGTTCGGTTCTCGGCCGAGGTCAGCCCGCGCCTGCGGCGCTGGTGGTTTCCTTGCGCCCCGGTGGCCGAGATCACGGCGCTGCGGTTTCTGCGTGGTGCGGCGGCGATCGCGATTGCGCCCGCTGATGTCGCGCCACGCATGCTGCATGACGAACCGCAGCTCCTGTTCCCGGCGGGTGTGATCCCGGCGGGCGGCAGCGGTGTGCTGGAGGTCGAGGCCAGGGTCGGCAGCGCCGTGCCCGATCCGCGCCTGGCGCAGGCCATCATCCTGATCGTGAAGGATTGGCGCGAAGCCAATATCGCCATCGATCAGACAGAATACACCCGCGCCAGCTTCGGCTGCCGGGCCCTGATGAAACAGGCGCGCTACACGCGGCCCCTGGTGACGGAGGAAGGCTGAGATGGCGCAGACACAGGGCGCGCCGCTGTCGCGCGGCAAGGAAGTCATCATCATCCGCGACCGCAAGGCGGTGTTCGAACGCCGCGCCGAGACCGGGCGCAATCCGCTGAACGAACCGATCTACCAGTGGCAGCCGATTGGCACCTCCTGGGCGGCGGTGGAAGAGGTGGGCGAGGGCGAGGTTGCGGCCAAGGGGGTCGAGGGCGCGGTTGCCGCGATCCGGGTGCTGGTGCTGGACACGCCGCAGGCGCGCAGCATCACGCTGGCTGACCGGCTGCGGATCCTCGGGCAGACCTGGGATCTGGTGGGGCGGGGGCCGCACAGCACCCGGCGCGGCATCTATGCCTTTGTCGGCGCGCGCTATGACGCCTCAGACGGTGCGCCATGAAGGCGGCTTTGACGGCGCTGCTGCTGGCCGATCCCGATCTGGGCGCGCGGGTAGGGTCGCGGATCCATTGGGGCGTGCTGCCGGCGCATGCGGCGGCACTGCCCTACCTCAACCTGACGCTGGTCAGCGCGCCGGTGGACTACACGCTCGACGGGGAGGCGGCGACCTCGACCAGCACTGTGCAGATCGATGCCTGGGCGAGCACGGCGCTGGAGGCCGAGCAGCTGCGATGGGATGTGCGCGCCTGTCTCTCGGGCTATCGCGGCACGCGGGCCGGTGTCACCTTTGCCCGGATCTTCGTGTCCGGATCGCGCGATCTCTCGGGGCGTGACCTCGGCGACCTCTCGGCGCTGTTCGGGGCCTCGATGGACGTCACCATCCGCTGGAGAGTGCCATGATCAAGATGGCGTTCAAGGGCGGGCGCGATCTGGAAGAGGCGCTGAAGGCGCTGCCCAAACACACCGCGCGCAAGAGCGTCGCTCGGCGGGTGCTGAAGCGCGCCGCGCAGCTCTTTGCGGATCGTGCCAATGCCCTGGCCCCGGAGGGGGCGCAGGGCGCGCTGGAGCAAAGCTATGGCGCGGGCACGAAGCTCAATAAAAGCCAAGCCAGACAGGCCCGCCGCGAAGGGCGCGATGACGTGTTCATGTACGCGGGCACCAATGATCCGGCGGGGCTGCAGCAGGAGTTCGGCAACGCGCGGCACGGCGCACAGCCGCATGCACGTCCCGCCTGGGACGAGACGCAGCAGCCGATCTTCGAGCAGATCCGGAACGACATGACGACGGAAGTCGCCAAATCCGTGGCGCGGGCCGAGCGCAAGGCCGCCCGCGCTGCGCGCAAACCCTGATCCAACACCACACCACATCACAGAAAGGAAACTCCATGTCCGGTGAAACCGAGCTTTGGGGCGGCAAAGTCGAACGCTCGCCCGATGGCCTGACCTATACCCCTGTCGCCAAGGTCACGGGGGTCAGCGTGCCGACGCTGACCAAAAACACCCGCCAGCGAACGACGCTGGATAGCCCGGCCAAGATCCATGAATACGGGACCGGCTTTGCCGAACCCGGCGATCTGTCGATCTCCTGCCTCTACACCTCCGAAGGCTTCACGGCGGCCAAGGCGGATGAGGCCAATCCGGGCGGCACCTATTACCGGATCACGCTGGCCAATGGCGATGCCTTTGATTGCCGGATGATCACCCCGGTGGTCGAGGTGGCGGGTCTCGATCAGCTCGACGCCGATGCAACCTTCACCATCTCCGGCAAGACCTCCGGCGAAACCGAGTTCACTGCCGCCGCGTGATGCGGCGGCGATCTCTTTGTTGCCGTGGCGGCATGACGCCCCACGCGCCCTGAAAGGATCCCGACATGACGATGCAAAACCACGTGCCCCTGAAACCGAAAACCGGCAGCGGCCCAGGCACTGGCACTGGCTGGAAACTGGCCTATTCGATCAACGCGATGATCGAATACGAGACCCTGACGGGGAAGGAATTCCAATCCGTGCAGGATTATTTTGAAGAGGTGCAGGGCGGCAAGCTCAACCCGTCGGTGCTGCGCCGCCTTGTATGGTGCGGGTTGATGACCCATCACGACGGCATCACCGAGCGCGAAGCCGGGGCGGTCATCGATGCCTGCGGCATCAACGCCTCCGTCGCCGCCGTGGGCAGTGCCGTCAGCCTGGCGTTTGCCGGGCCGGAGGACGGATCGGCGGGAAAGCCGCAGGCCGAGAAGGCCGATCCCCCCGCCAGGGCCAAAGCCGAACCGGTATCGACTGGCAAGAGCTGATCCGCCAATGGATCGCCGCCGGACAGTCCTATGCGCTGTTCGGGCGGCTGACGTTGCGGGAAGTCGATCTGATCCTGTCCGGGGTCTTGCTCGGGCAGGAGCGTGCGATGCGGCAGCGCCGGGGCGAGATCTACAGCCTCGGCCAGCTGATGATGATCGCCACCCATGCCCCGAAACAGTTCCCCAAACCCACCGCGTTCCTCGATGGCCGTCGCCATCGTGGATCGAGCGACGCCGAGCTGAGCGCCTACTTCGCGGGCCGGGTCGCGCAACGGCAGGCCGCCAAGCAGAAAGGAGCCTGATCCATGTTCAAGGGCATCATCGGCGCGCTGCGCGTCGATCTCGGCATGAACTCGGCGCAGTTCCACAAGGGGGCATCCGAGGCGACGCTGAGCATGCGCCGCATGCAAAAGGACTTCTCCGGGCTGGCGAAGGACTTCGGCAAGATTGGCGGGCGGATGTCGCTCGGGCTGACGGCGCCGCTGGTGGCGATTGCCAAGCAGTCGATGAACCTGCAGGGGGTGCAGGCCAATGCGGTGGCACAGGTCGATGCGGCGCTGGCCTCGATGGGCCAGACGGCGGGCTTCACCTCCGAGCAGTTGCAGAGCATGGCGAGCGGGCTGCAGGGCACGTCGCTGTTCGGCGATGAGGATATCCTCGGCCGCGTGACCTCCACCATGCTGACCTTCGGCAATGTCACCGGCGAGGTCTTCGTCGGGGCGCAGCAGGCGGCGCTCGACATGTCGGCGGCGCTTGGGCAGGACCTGCAAAGCTCGGCGATCATGCTGGGCAAGGCGTTGAACGATCCGGTGAAAGGCCTGTCGGCGCTGAGTCGGGTCGGCGTGTCCTTCTCGGAGCAGCAGAAGGCCACCATCAAGACGATGGTCGAGCTGGGGGATGTCTCGGGCGCGCAGGAAAAGATCCTGGAGGCGCTGCGCCAGCAATACGCCGGTCAGGCGCAGGCGCTGCGTGATCTGCCCTCGGGACAGATCCAGGCCGCGATGATGGATATCGGCGATGCCATGGAACAGGTCGGGGCGATTGTCCTGCCGGTGGCGGCGGACATCGCCGGGCGCGTTTCCGACATGGCCGTCGCGTTCCAGGGGTTGTCGCCGGAGACGAAACGCTTCGTGGTGATCGGCGGCGCGGTGGCGGCCAGCCTCGGCCCGGCGCTGCTGGCGCTCGGCGGCATGGCGGCGGCGGCCTCGGCACTCTTGCCCGTGGTGGTCGCCATTGCCTCGCCTATCGGTCTGATGGTCGGAGGCTTTGCGGCACTGGCCGCCGGTGCCGTCTATGTCGGGGTAAAGCTGAAGGGCGCGATGGAGCGCGTTGGCGGCTTTGGCACGGCGCTGGCCCTGGCCAAGGATGTCGCCTCGGAAGCCTTCGCGCGCATCGCTGACGCGGGACAGATCCTGCAGAACCGCATGGCGGAGATCTGGCAGACCATCGAGATCGGCGCGCTGAAGATGCTGGTGGCGGTGCAGACAAAATGGGCTGATTTCCTGCATGGGATCAAAGACCAGCTGCGCGATGTGCCGTTCATGGATGACGCCTACCTCGCGGTCGGCAATGCCGCGATCTCGGCAGGCGCAAAGGTCTATGCCACGCAGGCAGCGATTGACGAGCTGCAGGGCAGCATCGGCAACATGCAGGCCGAGAACGCCAAGCTGGCGGAGGGTATCAAGGCACCGCTCAAGTCGGTGGCCGCCCTGAAGGCGGCACTGGCCGAAACCTCCAAGACCGGCGAGGCGGGGGCCGGGGAGGTCGAGGCGGCCACGGTCGGCGTGACGAAGGCACTGGAAGAGAGCGGCGATGCGGTCTCCGACCTCGACAGGAACCTCAGCACCTTGGGCCGCAATGGCAAAAGCCCGATCAAGGACTTGAAGGAGGAGGTTACCGATCTCGGTCGGGCGGTGCAGGGCACCATGGCCTCCTTCGCCTCCGGTGACATTGCCGGGGCGCTCGGGGATCTCAAGTCCGGCGTGGGCAATGCCGCTTCGCAAGGCTTCGGTGATCTGCTTCAGGCCTCGCTTGGCAAGGATGGTGCGGGCATCGGCGCGATCACCGGCGGCCTGTCGTCGGCCTTCGGCGCGGTTACCTCGGAACTCGCCGGTGGCCTGTCGATGGCGGGGATCGGCAGCGCGCTCTCGGCCGCCATGCCGATCATCGGCGCGGTGACCGCCGGGATCGGGCTGATCAAGAGCTTTTCCTCCAGGAAGCTGATCGGCTCCGGCCTGCAGCTTGGCGTGCAGGGCGGCGGTCTGGCGGGCGGCACCTTCGAGACCACCCGCAAGAGCAGCTGGTGGGGTCTGAAGAAACGCACCTCGACCAGCCTCGCGGGCTTTGACGCGGCGACGCAGGCCATGCTTGACGATCAGCTGGGCGAGGTGCAGGCCTCGGTCGCCCAGGCCTTCAAGTTGGCGGGCACGGGCGTCACCACATCCATGGTGGCCGGGGTCGATGTCGCCCTGGACCAGATCGACACGAAGGGGATGTCGGAGGCCGAGGTGCAGGCCAAGGTCGAGGCGTGGTTCGCGGGCTATGCCGACACGGTCACGCAGGCCTTTGCCGGGGTTGGCTATGATGCCCTGCAGAACTTTGCCACGCTGAAGACCCTGCTGGATCCCATCGGGCACAGCTTTGTCGGCACGCTGCAGAACATGGCCCTGTCAGCGGATGCCCTGGCCGATATCGCGGGCGGCATCGACACGCTGGCAAGCCGGATCTCCAGCTTCACGCAGGGCTTTTACACCGACGCCGAGCGCTTCCGCATGGTCAGCGCCTCGGTGCATGGCCAGTTCGCCGAGCTTGGGCTGGCGGTGCCGAAGACCACGGAAGAGTTCCGCAACCTGGTCACCGGGCAGGACCTGATGACCACGGCGGGCCAGAAGACCTATGCCACCCTGCTGGCGCTCTCTGATCAGTTCCTGGAGTTCGATGCCGGGACCAGGGGCCTGTGGTCGGCCTTCGCGGATGTGAGCGCGATGCTGACGCCGCTGGGACAGGGCTTTGCAGGCACGGCGCAGGCCATGGTCTGGGCGTCCGATGAGCTGATCAACGCGGCGGGCGGCCTCTCCAGCCTGTCGGGCCAGATCGCCAGCTTCACCAACACCTTCTACTCGGAAAGCGAGCAGCTCGGCATGGCCAGCGAGGAGCTGGGGCGGCGTCTTGGCGCCCTCGGGCTGGCGGTACCGCAGACGGCGCGTCAGTTCCGCGACCTGGTGACCGGGCAGGATCTGATGACCGAGGCGGGGCGCAAGACCTATGCCGCGCTGCTGTCGCTCTCGGACCTCTTCGTCAAGGTGAAGGGCGGCGTGTCCGATCTGGCCGAGGTGGGGCTGCCGGATCTCTCCGGCGGATATGACCTCGGCAGCTACTACGCCTCGGAGTTCGACGCCCGGATCGCCTCGATTGCCGAGGCGCGCGGCTATGCGGCGGATGTGCATGCGGCAGGCGACGCCGGTGTGACGCTGGCCGCCAGCCTCGGACGGCTGAGTGAGGGCGACACCGCGCAAACCAACGCCCTGCGCCGCCTGGTCGATCTGATCGAGGGCTGGGAAACAATCGGCATGCCTGTTGAAAGGGAGTTCTGAGCCATGTTCATCTCACGCAAGTTTGCTCCGGACCTGGGGCAGGTGCGCTGTTCGATCCCCGAGGAGGATGCCCCGGCGTGGGCTGCGGGCGTGACCTATCCGCTCAACGCGCGGGTGGTGCGCGATCACCGGATCTATCAGTCGGCGATCCCGGACAACCTCGGCCTCGATCCGCTGGTCGAGGATCAGTCGGTGGTGGCGGCACGCTGGGTGTTTGATCGCTACACCAACGCCTTTGCCTGCTTCGACGGGGTGCTGAGCAATGCCACGGTGGCCTTCGAGGAACCCGACGCCGAGGTGCCCTGGCTCGATCCCAGCTTCGGGATTGATCCGGCGAGTGCACCGATCATCCTCGACATGCCGGGGCTGTCGGGGGTCGATACGCTGATCCTGTTCGGGGTGCGGGCCAGCAGCGCCCGGCTGATCTGTCTCGACATCAACGACAAGGTGCTGCTGGACCGGGACACCAACTTGTCCGGTCGGCAGGTGCGGGACTGGTGGGCCTGGTTCTCCACCCCCTTCGGGGCCTATTCCGACAAGCTGGTGGTGCTGGATATTCCGGGTACGACACGCCGCGTGATCGTGGCGCTGCGGGGCAGTCGGGTGAGTTTGGGCGAGCTGTTCCTGGGCGCCAGCCTCTCGATTGGCGCGGCGCAGGTGGGCAGCACCGAAGGACGCTCGATCAGCGGTAGCCGCTACAGCTTCAACGACTATGGCAGTCTGACGCTGGCCAAGGGGCCGACGCGGGTCGAGATGGATTATCGCGTCGTCGCCTCGAAAGCCCTCTGGGATCAGATCAAGCCCGAGCTGGACCGCAACTCCGGGTCTCTGGTGGCCGCCATCGGCTCCCCCACGCGCGCCTCCAGCGTGCAGTTCGGCATCCTCGGGCCCGTCAAGTGGGGCGAGGATCTGCCGGATGAGTACGAATATTCCTTCACCATCACAGGAGTGGCCTGATGCCCGTTCCCGAGTTTACCCCCTTTGAGGGACTGCTACCCTCCGAGGGTGACCCGGCGACCTTCTCACCGCGCGCCCAGGCGCTGTTCGAGTGGTTCACCGCCACCGGCGCGCCGCAGCTGGCAGCGATGGCCACCGAGATTGCTGCTGCCCTGGGGGAGATGTCCGCGACGCTGACGCAGACAAATGAGGCCAGCGGTGCCGCCCAGTTTGCCCGGCAGGGTGCAGATTCCTCAAAGGGGATCGCCGTTGCCGCGCGGGTGGCGGCGGAAGCGGCGCGAGACATCTCCGTCGCCGCCAGCGAAAATGCGCAGCGGGTCGCCGGGTATGTCGAGCAATGGGACGATGGTGCGAGCGGACTGGTCTATGAGGTCGGCGCCTTCATCTACCAGGCCTTCGAGGTCGGACCCGCTGCGGTCGGTACCAAGAACCAGGCAACCCCGACCGGTTATAACGGGGTGCTGGTCCCGCGCTCCGGGGTCCACATCTGGATCCCCGGCTGGGGCGGGCAGGGCAGTGCCGGCCTCTGGTACCGCACAGATCGGCCCACGATGGCCGATCTCAATGCCGCGATCATCGCCCTGACAGATCGGATCGCCGCACTGGAAGCCGCCTGACGCGCGATCCGCCCCCCACGTCACTGACCAAACCAGGAGATCTCCATGTCCGACACCTTTGCCCTCTGCATGCGGGCCTCGACCCCTCGCGGGTGCCCCCATGACTGACCAGTATCGCACCTATGCGCGCGGTCTCGAAAGCCCGGCGCAACAGCACTTCCTGATCGTGCCTGCAGACGGCGTTGATCTCCCGGACCGGCCTCGCATGCTCCGCGTGCTGACGGGGGGCGATCTCTCGATGCGCGACATTAATGGCGTTGTGGTCACACTGACCGTGCTCGCCTGTGAAACGATCTACTTCTCGCCGGTCGGCATCGAGGCCACGGGCACGACTGCCACTGTCGTGGGATGGGTCTGATGCTCTTCGCCGCGAATAACTTCGGGATGACCGCGCTGCGAAACGGGTTTGGCGCCATCAACGGCGTGGCCCCCTTGTGGTACGCCGACTTCGAGAATGGACGATATGCTCGTAACGGACAGCCGGTCACGCAGTTCAAGAACCTCTCGTTCACGCGAGCCGGGGCTGCTCGGTACGTGGCCGAGGATTTGACTGTAGGTACAGCTCCTATCAACGAGCCCAGGTTCGACTGGCGGACTGGAAAGCGCCGCCTTTTGGTCGAGAATACCGCTACCAACACTGTGCTGTACTCTAAGGACTACACCAACGATATATGGGAAAAGGCTAACGGCATGACCGTGACCCCTAATTCGGTTGTCTCCCCTGATGGCGTTACACTGGCGGATAGCCTGAATGTAACCGGGTCTTCCACCGGCATCCTGTATCAACAATCCCTGTCTGTGGTAGCTGGGACGACCCTTACGTTCAGCTACTACGTCAAGAAAGGGACTTCGATCAACTATCTGGCTGTGTACAACAACACCGACGCGTCCTTCATTGTCCATCCCGTTGTATCTGACGCATACGTAACGCAGACGTTGGCTAACGGGTGGGCACGCGTGGCGTGCACCTTTGTAGTACCCGAGGGATGCGAGAACGTGCGTGTTTACCCACACAGATCGTTCATCGGAGTTCCAGCTTCCTACGGTTCGGTGGCGGTGTGGGGTGCCCAGCTGGAAGAAAACAACGCGGCGTCCTCTTACATCGACACGACCAGTGGGGCAGTTACTCGCGCCGGTGACCACCCGCTCTCAGACATATCCGAGTTTGACCTGGACGATGGGCTTTGGCTCGTTCTGGACGGGCTCTTGTGGGGTGAATTACTCTCGGGTGACAGGTTGTTCGAGCTCGACGGAGGGTCCGAAGAGGTCAACCGTCTCATTACGGTGCTATCTGGCTCCAGCACTCAAGCACGTCAGTTCTATAGTGGGGGCTACGCTTCTGCTGTCAGCCCTTATAGCCTACCCGCAGAGTATTCGATAGCGTGCCGCTTCTCTCCGGGCAACCTGTCGCTCGTCCTCAACGGCACCCTATGGGACGCCAACGTCCCGTCAGGATACGCAGCTCCCACCACGCTGCGGATTGCAGATGCGTTCCCCGGTCAGTTATCTGTCCGGAACACGAGCGTCTTGGGGCTTGGTCTTTATCCTGCCTCCGTGCCAGTTGAAGCCATGAAGGCGAGGACTGCCCAATGACCCTCACAGCAGCTCTCGTGCGCGGCGAAAACGAAGCCACCTTCCTCGCGGGTCTCCTCTCTTCCATGCCCCAATACGTGGCCCTTCCCAGCGACGAAAACGGGTTCGAAACACCGCGGGTCGTCGGTCTTGCGCGAACGCCCGCTGTCTACCAGCCAGGCGGCGAGGCCTTCATCTGCTACGTTCACTTGCGGGAAGATGAGGTGCCCGCATGGGAAACACTTGAAGGTGTTCGGGTCCTCGGCCGCGCGCCCTACACGGGTCTCGATACGGTAGATGCGGTCTATGCCGACGTGCAGTCCCGACCTGACGATTGGCAGGCCTATACCGAGGTCGCCGCGCGGCCCGCGTATCAATCCAGCGGGGAGGATGGTTCAAGCCTCACCGTGCAGGCCACACTCATGCGCCCCGGCATTGCCTGACAGCCGTTCGGGGCAGGGGGGCAGACACTCAGCAGACACTTGGGGGCATGTGCATGTCAGATCAGCAGAGGCTGGAACGGATCGAACAGACGCTCGACAAGCTGTCTGACGTGGTGGTCCAGCAGGCCCGGATGCAGGAACAGCTGGTGACGCTGTTCAAGCGGATGGAGCGCTATGACCGGGACCAGGGCCTGCTGGCCCGCAAGCATGAGCACGATCAGGCGATCCTCACGGAGAAAGTGGTGCTGCTGGAACGTCTCAGCATCGGACGCGGGATCTTCTTTCGCGCGCTCGACAAGGCGATCTGGCTGATCGCGGGCTGTCTGGTCGCGGCGGCAGCGACGCTCCTGGACCGACCGCCCTGATACACCCCGCCCGCGCAACACCCTGACCCAAGGCCCCGGAAACTCCGGGGCCTTTTGCTTTGAAGGAGACAGAAATGCGGAAGAACTATCAGCTTATCCAATCCTGGATCGGCCTGTCGGAGGGGGGCTATGTGCATCATCCCGACGATCCTGGCGGCGCGACGGATCGCGGCATCACCCAAGGCACCTTTGATGCCTGGAACCGGATGCACGGCCAGCGTCTGCGCCCGGTGCGCGGGATCCCGAAGGCCGAGGCCGAGGCGATCATCGCGCACCAATACCTCGACAAGGTGGGGGCGGATCTGCTGCCTACTGGGCTTGATTACTGCGTTGGCGACTACGCGGTGAACTCCGGCGTGGGGCACGCGGCCAGGGAGCTGCAGCGGGTGCTGGGGGTCTCGGTCGACGGGATTGTCGGCGCGCAGACGCTGGCGGCCGCCAATGGCGCCGACGTCGAGGCGGTGATTGCCGCGCTCTGTGCCCGGCGCATGCGCTTCCTGCGTGGGCTGCGGACCTGGCGCACCTTCGGCGCGGGCTGGTCGGTGCGGGTCATCGGCAAGAACGCGGGCGCGCAAGCCGATGACTGCGGCGTACTTGATCGTGCGACCCGTCTGGCGCGCGCGGCCGTGATCATCCCGGCGCCGATGCAAAGCGCCCCGGCCAAAGCCCGCCCGGCGGATCGCTCGCCCCTTGCCGCGTTCCTGGCGCAGCTGTTCGGCGTGCGCGCCGTCGCCTGATCTCAACACCTTCAGAAAGGAGACACTCACATGGCTGGAAGCATTGGCCTGTTCATTCGCATGGCGCTTTACCTCGGCGGGGCCTTCGTGGCCGGGCAGGGATGGGCGACGTTCAATCCCGAGGCCGGGACGCTGACCATTCAGATCGAACCGCTGGTCGAGGTGCTGGCGGGGCTGTCGGTCTTTGGTGGCACCTTTGCCGCCAGTCGCATCGTGAAGAAGAAGGGCGGCACGACATGAGCGCGCTGCTGTCGCGGATCTGGCTGAAGCTGGTGGCGGGCGTGGCCCTGGTGATGGCGGCCGTGGTCGCCGCGCGCCGGGGCGGCCGCCGCTCGGCGCGGCTCGACCAGGCGCGCGAGGCAGATCACCGGGCGGATCGGGGCAGGGCGGCAGCAGCCGACGCTCTGCGCTCCGATCAGTCGCCCGAACAGATCGCACGCCAGAATGATGAGGCTTGGAAATGAGGTGCGGTGCGGTGCTGATCGTTCTGGCGCTTGCCGCCTGTGCGCCGGAGATCCCGAGCGGGGCCGGATGCCAGACCTATGGCGCCGAGCGCAGCCATATGCCCCGCCCGCTGCCCGACACGTCCCTCGGCGCTTGGGTTGCTGTCACCGATGCAGCCATGACCGGCGCTTGCCGGTAGCTTGAGCGGGGCGGAAACGCCCCGCCTAACTTGACGACACGCTCCGAATACACAGGGAGCGGGTGCGCTGATCGGCAGAGCCTTATCGTGGCTGAACGACACGACCGGCCCAGAGCTGACCTTCGCGGAGGATCATAATGCTGCGCTCCAGCTCCTCTATAGCAGTCGTATAGACACTGCGCAGCATTACCCAGAATTGGCGACGGCGCAGAAACCTCGCGCGCCTTGTACAGGGTGAAGGATACAGCCGCCGAGAAGGAAGCGCGGCACGCCCTGCAACTGAAGAGGCCCGCATAGAGCTGATAGTCCATCAGGTACATCCGGAGGCGCTCGCGCATCGAGCCCCTTTCCTTGGTCAGCATCGGCATTGAGCCACTCTGCGCATCGTTCCCAAACAGATCAGTGTGGCAGATGTTGCCAGCGGGTCCTATCCGCACGACAGTTCGCTAGTGACTTTCGCGACCACGCCCGCTACACCCGCTGCATGTATGACTGCTGGGAAGATATTGTAAGCGACGTGCCTTCCAAGGCTCCATTTTGTGCAACTTTTGGGATGCTGGATCCTTGGAACCGACTTTTTCGAGCAAGCTCATGAGGGACTTGGCAACAGAACGCAAGAAAGCCTACCGTCACCTCGGAAGTGAGGACGGTCAGGCGTTCATTGGTTTGGTGGCGGATTTCAGGGCGGCGTTCTTTGCCGGTGACGTACCTATGGGACCGCTTTCGGCGACGAAAGTAGAAGGCACCTTTGAGCTGGACTGGTTCGTATCCACTGGCTGCACACTGAAGACGGTGATAGCTGCATCCGGCGTTGGAGACGAAGCGTGGAAAGATGCTCATCGAATCCACCTGAAAGCTATCGTAATTGAAGGGGAGGTGTTTGCTTGATGTTTGAACCAAACTGGGCTTCCCCACCGGGCGACACAATCGCAAGGCTGGCTGCGGCTGGAAAAAAATCAATTCACGATTTGGCCGAACGCATCGGGTTCGAAGAAGACTTGTTTTCTGGAATAATGGAAGGGCGCGTTGTGATTTCCGAAGAAATCGCAGACGCCCTATCTTCGGAGCTTGGTGCATCACGCCAGTTCTGGATTGAACGCTATAACCAGTTTCTGGGAGATAGAGCGCGGCTTGCAGGTTCTGCGCCAACCGAAGAGTTGTCTAGGTGGGGGCAGTCGTTTCCAGTTCGAGCCCTCCGAGAACTCGGTTGGCTGCCGAAAGGCTCTCGCGGTGAGCGTCTATCCGAGGACATCCTGAACTTTTTTGGATGCGATAGCATCAGCGGTTGGAACCAGCGGTACTCCGCTGGGATAGGCCAAGTTGCATTTCGAACATCTTTTGCCTTTGAGGCCGACGAGATGGCGACTTTGGCCTGGCTGCGTATCGGAGAGATGCAAGCTGAAAACCTGACCTTGGCGAAGTTTTCCGCGAGCAATTTCAAGAAACGTCTGACTGAGTTGAAGAAGCTATGTGCGCTCAAGCGCCCGGAGTTATTCTTTCCAAAACTGCAGCAAGCTTGCGCTGAGGAAGGTGTTGGCCTGGTAAGCTCGAAGGCCCCGAAAGGTTGTAGAGCAAGCGGTGCCACTTGGACATCCCCAAACGGCAACCCGATTATCTTGCTAAGCTTTCGCTATTTAAGTGAAGACCATTTTTGGTTCACTTTTTTCCACGAGGCCGCACACGTGGTTCTGCATGGCACTGACCACATTTCGGTGGATGGCGCTGATCCGTCACCGCTAGGAGCGTCTGTATTCGAAGGCGAAGCTGACATTTTCGCTCAAGATACGCTTGTTTCGGCTGACTTGCGAGATGAGATGTTAAACGCAATGCCGACCCGTCCTCATGTACGGAGAATCGCTCGAAAAGCCGGGGTCACACCGGGAATTATTGTCGGACAGCTTCAAAAAGCTGGGGCGCTCCAGCCCCACCAATTTAATGATCTAAAGCGCCGTTACAAATGGGAAGGGAGCACTAAACTGCCGGTCCCTTCTCAACCTCGGAAATACTCGTAAACATCAGGGCTTTTTTGCCAATTGCAAAGGCTGTCTTCGATCACCTGTTTTCCCACGCCAAGAACCCCGTCCAAGGCATCAACGTGAGGCTCCAAGGCTCTACCGGTAATGTGATGGTCGCGATCACCGAAAAACAGAAGCCGTGCCCCTGCAAGAGGTCCTGTTGCCTTATCCAAGTAGACGCTGCCTGGTGTAATCGGAGCAAGCTGAAGTTTGCCGAGCATCGTAAGGAAATCGAACCTTCCGAGGCGTCCTCCACCGAAGCCAAAAACCCCCTTCATGGACTTGTAGAGAGCATCGAAAGCCGCTTCGGGTTCCTGACCGAAACTTGCATGTGTCGCGATCATTCGATCACGAAATCCGCCGAACTCAGTCTGCCACTCATAGTACGTGCGAAACGTCTTCGCTATGGCTTGATGTTTCTTGCTCTGAAATTTGCGGTGGTTAGAAAAACTACCCGAAATGTTGGCGTCCGCCAACCGGCCAGAGTTTGCGGCCAACATGTTCTCGAACCCTGCACGGTCTGCAGTATACTGTGCGAACGTCCAAACTGGTCCCACGCTAAACGAACCATAGACATTTGCAGCCAGCTTCCATTCATCTACCGCGTGTTTTCCAAAATGGGTGAGGACGAAAGTTAACCAGACCGCTTCATCGAGTTGTCCGCTTCTCTGAAAGTGAAGCGCCCCTCGTACCGGGTCGAAAATACCGGAATGCGGATCACACCTCGCCGCATTCACTCTACGCATCAACAACGTGTCTGTATATGAAATTCGACGTAGGCTGGACACGATTTGTTGCGCCCAGCAACGTCTCCGCTGGGCTGTTGCAATACTGGGGAGTGGGCCAAATTGCGCGTCAATCTGGCCAATCTTTCCGAGGAACTCGTCTATTCTGTCTTTGTGGACACCGTTCATGACCCACCTCTCAACTTACATTCTCAAATAGATCCCTAACGGGGGATTGTTTTCTTTCGAGCCTACCGAGGATGTAGATCCGATAGGTCGGTGAAGTTTCTTTCATGACCTTCACAACTCTGCGCAGCTCGGGCCTCTCGGTTCTAAGGCCATCTCCGCGCTTCTTCATTTCCTCAAATATTTTGTGGATTCTGAAAAGCTCAATGAAGTCGCGCCAGTACGGATCAAGGTCTGTTGGAGCGATGTACTCGATGTTGCCAGATCGGATTTCTTGCTCTGCCATTTTTACCTTTTCTATGCTCGGCCATGGGTCTCCTGATGGCATTTCAGGCATTGGCGAGAAATCATGGAAACCCTCCCTGTAGTACGCTTTGGCGCCAGATGTTGAAGTGTTCGCTGGGCGACCCTCAGTTGCCGCATAGTCATGGTACAAGTGTAGGCTTGTCACAGAATGGGTATACTTACCCAGCCCAAACCCAAGTTCACGAGCCGCAACCTCCTGAAGCATAGTAAAAGTGAAAATGTCGTGCGGGAGGCCGAAGAATGCGTCATTGGACCGCATATGCGTGTGCATCAACAACTGCCCATTCCTAACCGCAAATTGAATGGTGCAGGTACAAGGCTTGTCGCCGTTCTCGGGCCTAGCATCGGAGTTAGCGTAAATCTGTATTATTGCGTTGCGCGAGCCCTCTCGCTCACGCAAAGTACGGATCACCCGATCCCACTCGCTAACTTCGTCACGCTTTTCTAGTGCCCCTTTTCCGAATATTCGCGGTCCGTAGGCCCCATTTGCAGTAACTTCGTCTTTTATCAGTTTTGGATAGTTGGGGATGTAGTGTTTGATGAAATCGACGCTATCGCTGCCCGCCAAGTACCAAAACAACTCGCCAAGTGGACTAAAGGCTTTAGCTTTCGAAAACGATCTGCTTAGTCGCGCGCGCGGGTTCTTGAGCTCTAAGAGCGCACCGAAGACCTCAGTGCTTCTACCTTTGCTGGATTCGACTTCAAAATTCCCGCGCCCTGTGAGCAGCTGCTTGAAAACGGCCCTCAATAGGTCGTCTAGACTATCCTCACTCGCATGAAACACTATCGCTCAACCTCATCTGTCGATTGAGTATCTGCTTTCTACGATACGCTTTCAAGAGGAAGCCTAAATGTCCGCTTTGGTGAAACATCCAGTCTTTCGGCTGCATTGCAGCGAACTTCTGCTCTCCGCCCGGTCTGCTGGCGCTGCGCAGTAAAGAGGCAAATGATCGAATGTCGAATTTCGCTCAAGCAGCCCATCGACGCCTGTAGGGCGTGAGAACCTGAACGCGCGCGAGGTGCTGACGGATAGAGATGAATGTCCTGCAGATTATGTGAGGTGCCGTAACATAAAGGTATCAGAATTGGATCACAAATTGGGTCACAAAATGGCGCACACCTCTATTTCATGTCTTGCAAATAAAGGGTCTATCGAGGGCGCGAAATCCCACCTCCTCCGCCACTTGCCCCCGCGAAAGCGTTCTCTCGATTCGGCTGCGGCTGGATTTTTTCGTGTTTTCAAAGGGGTTTGCGGGGCAGGCTAGGCACCGCCACAGGTGTCAGGAGACCCGAAAGCGTTCTCTCGGCCCGAAATTCTCCGGACCTGTTAACTGCATTGGTTTGGTGAATTTCTTCCAAGACATTGAAAGAAAACGGGAAAAGAGTGCGGCAAGAAATGTTTCCGATCTTGGTCCCACCTATTCAAATAGGACTGGGATCGAACCGCAATCGGGGACCGAGCAACGTGCGCACGGAGCTACCTATAACATTGGTGGGGCTAGTCTTCCTGCTCGATGAGCGCTGATAACCGCGCAACGAAATAGGCGTTAACGAGTTCGATTGCCTCATGGACAGGAAATTGGAAATGCTCGTCGAGATCGTAACCAGAGATCGCAAGTGGCGGTGGTAGCGATAGAAGGCCGTAGTAGAAGATGACGTGAGCATTGCTCGTCTCCGACCAGAGCCCAAGCCCGCGGCCGTAATCGCTGAGAAGCATCTGGGTGCGGACGAGCTCTTCGTGAATAAGGCGCCGCTTTCCTCCATCGTATGAGCCGTTGCCGCGTTTGACATTGTAGGCGTTTAGGGAGCGACTTACCTCGTCGAATACCAAGATGTCGACGCGCACGGAGCGTTCACGATCTCCATACGGAAGGTGCGCTTGCAACAAGGAGTCTAGCCGCTCCGCGATCCGGACCTCCCGGAGTGTGTCATGTGAAAGCTTGAAGTCGTCCTCTGTCCAAACGCGCAACCTTGCGCAGTCCTTAAGCCGCTCAAGTAGGGCCCTTTGAAGGATGGCGCCATGTCTTTTGTAGGCTGAGCTGATAATCGAGGTCGCACGGGAGTACTTTCTACCCGCGATGGGATCTTCCCGGAAGCGGGTTGCACCTAGCCTGTCGATCGTCTCGTCTACTGTCGGCCGCAGGCGCTCGAGGTAGTCTTCGAGTTCCGAAGTCGTGGGAACTGGAGTACCTACAGTCAAATCTTCTTCCTTCGCTTGTGTTCAACCTGAGGCCTCCATATCGTACGGAGATATTGAATGAATATCCTGAGGTTAATGGGGAATCAGTGTAATGGCGAGCATCAATGTGAACGATCTGCGGCCGGCGAGCGAATTCAATCTCGAGCCTGATCCGCGCGTATTGCCGATGCTCGGCGAGATCAACATCGATCAGTGGCGCTGCGTTGCAGAACTCGTCGACAACGCAGTTGACGGCTTTTTGAAAGAAGGACGTGCTGGAAACTCGGTCGCTGGTGCAAAGGTCGATGTCCACTTGCCGCAAGCGGACTCACCTGGAGCGACACTTCGGATTATCGATAATGGTCCCGGCATGACACCAGATATGCTGGAACGCGCCGTACGCGCCGGTTGGTCAGGCAATAATCCAATCGATAGCCTTGGGCTGTTTGGCATGGGCTTCAACATCGCCACGGCTCGTCTTGGTTCGGTCACCGAAGTTTGGACTACGCGTAAGGGTGAGCGTGAGTGGCACGGACTCCTGATCGATTTCGACAAGTTGCGTCTGCAGCGTCACTTTCGGACGCCGCGTTTGTCGCGCGCAAAGGCCGATCCCGATCAACATGGTACCGAGATTACGATCAAGCAACTCAAGCCAGAGCAAAGAAAATGGCTCGCAAAAAACGCGAATCAAACGGCAATACGCAAACGGCTCTCGCAAGCTTACTCTTCGATGCTTCGGCCGAACGGAATTCCAATCAGTTTCGAGCTCTATGTGAACCACAAGCGCGTCGAGGCGCGACGTCATTGCCTGTGGAATGAAGATCGGGTTGTTCCCGGGCCCGGTGGAACAAATATTCCGGCAGTTATCAGTATCAATCATGAACTCGCAGCCAGATTGTACTGCATCAATTGCATGAGTTGGCTCGTAGATGCGGAAGTGGGCGGAACATGTCCGAATTGCGAAACCGCTAAGTCTGTAGTCGAACGTAAACGCAAGGTTACGGGGTGGCTGGGAATTCAGAGATATCTCGACCAGTCCGAGTTCGGTATCGATTTTGTTCGCAATGGGCGAAAAATTGAGATTGGGAACAAGGACCTTTTTTCCTGGAGCGATGGGGAAAATGAAGAGCGGGAGTACCCGATTGACGATCAGCGAAACCGAGGCCGCATAGTTGGTGAGATCCACATTGATCATTGCCGGGTCAGCTATGCTAAAGATCGTTTTGATCGTGCAGATCCGACATGGGATGAAATGTATAGAGTCATCCGAGGAGAGGGGCCGCTTCGTCCTGAAAAAGCTAAAGATCTTGGCTATGGCCCAAATGAATCACCGCTCTTTCGACTTTTTAAAGCTTTCCGACGGACGAGTCCTCACTCCAAGACTGCAGGCGCCTACGGACGAATTTTGATCGTCAAGGACAACGCTCGCGCCGTCGAAATGGTCAATGCCTTCCACGATGGCAATCCTGACTATCAGGACGACAGTAAATGGTGGGAGCTCGTTGAGGCCGCTGACCGTGAGTTGCTCTACGGCGCCGGCGGACGAGCAACTGGGGGCAAGGAACCGACATCTGGTGGCGATGCACAACTTCCGCCAGGCCTCCTCGGCGGCGCAACATCCGGCGGCGATACGCCTGATCCAGATCCGGCAACGCCTCCCGAGCCAGAGAAGGCCGCAGCACCGGAGCGTCGAGAAGCGCCACTCCTTAGTCGCCGGTATCAACATGACGGTACTGGCATGAAATGGAATGTCGTCGCATATGAGGTCGACTCCAAGGACCCCGATTTAGCGGGAGATGCTCCGTGGGCCATGATTATGGGTGACGTGACGACGAAGACCCATCATTTTCTTTTCAATCCTGCACACAAAACCTTTGAATCAATCACAATGACACCAAGGGACGCGCTCCTAGCGCATCTCGCTTACATGACTGCGGATCAGACTCGCAACTCTAGCCAACAGCCCGACTTTGCTCAATTATTCGCGGATTTTCGGGACGCCTATGGGGAAGAGACGGCTCTTGACCTAAAGGCATTGCCCAATACTGCCACGTCGGTTCTAGTTGATGTGGCTCGTTGTCTTGTTTCGGTTTGTCCTGAGGAGGAACGCGCTTCTCTGTTCAATGACTTAGGCGTGGATGAGCAGACTGCGGTTATGCGCGCGTTGGCAGCAAAAAAAATCAAGCCTTCCGAGGCCACGGTGAATGGTAGTTTCCTTCTTTCTGGGCCACTCGAAATTGTTCGAATTGCCGTTGAGAAACGGCCGGACCTATGCTTCGATGGCAAGCTTTGGGATTCCCCTTACGCTGACCTCGATTACGGCGACCCGCAAATCACCGCAGAAGCACGCGCTGGTGTCTTGTCGCGTTATCTTGCTCTAATTGACGACGCTGTTTGGCTCTCCAAGCAAGACAGCGGAGATCTTGCCAGCAGTTCACGGAGTGAGGTCATTCGGGCTGTAATGTCTCTGGAGCTATTGAAACCAGATGTTGAGATCTCTGCATGACGCACTTTCTTGACGACAGGCGACTCCTACGTGGCCCATGGCAAGCGTTTGAGCGCGATGTTGCAAGAATTTTGATGCATGCAGGCTTCGATGATGTGCGCGTTGTTGGTGGTTCGGGCGACAAAGGCGCAGATGTCGTTGGCGTGAAAAACGGTGAGATTTGGGTTGTGCAGTGCAAACACACCACGACCGCCCCGCCCACGAAACATGCCGTCCAAGAAGTTGTCGATGCCGGAACATACTATGGTGCCAACCGTATGCTTCTGGCGACTTCACGCGCGGTCGGTGGTGGAGTCCTAGCCGAAATCGAACGTTTCCGCCGGATAGGGATCAATGTCGAATTACTCGATCCAGCTCGTCTTGCGCACCTTGCTCAAGAAGTCCCCGAGTACCCTAAGTCGAGAAGGGATCTAAGGCCATATCAGCAAGAGGCAGTCGATAGATTTCGCGAAGGCCTCACGGACACGGGTCGCGCTCAAGTCGTGCTTGCAACGGGTTTAGGCAAGACCGTGGTAATGGCGGAAGTTGTTGCGGATCTTTATCGTGATGGCCTCATTCGCGAAAACCGGGTGCTCGTTCTCGCCGACAAACGTGAGCTCATTCGACAGCTACAATTCGGATTTTGGCATCAGCTGCCCAAGTGGGTTCCAACGCATATGCTTTCGGGCGATGAGACCCCATCTTTCTACGATGGAATCACTTTCGCGACGGTCCAAAGCATCATTGGACGTGTCGATGATTTGCCAAATTTTGGCTTGGTGCTTGTCGATGAGGCGCATCATATCGGATCCGCTAGTTTTCGGCGTGCGCTCGCTGCTCTTGAGCCACCTATGGTCGGTGGAGCAACGGCAACGCCGTGGCGCGGCGATGGTTTCGACATCGATGAGCTATTGGGCAAGCCGCTTGTTCGGCTCGGTATCTCAGACGGCCTGAGGCAGAAATACCTTTGCGAGGTCGATTATCGGCTGTTGGCAGACAACGTCGACTGGGAGTTTGTACAGGAAATCTCTTCGCACAACTATTCTCTAAACCAACTGAACAGGAAGCTTTTGATGCCAACTCGCGACGATGAGGCGGCCAGGCACATTGTCGAGGCTTTCCGCAGCGAGAAGCGGCGGGGTGGGATTGTGTTCTCTCCAACGGTTGATCACGCTGAGAGTTTCGCGGGAACACTTCGTGGTTACGGATTGCGCGCTGAATCTATTTCGTCGAGGCAGGAAGCCCGCGAGCGCGATCGACTTATGGCAATGTTCCGACGAGGGGACATCGATGTATTGTCCAGTGTTGATTTGTTTAACGAAGGCGTTGACGTGCCTGATGTTGATCTAATTGTCTTCATGCGCGCGACGCATAGCCGTCGGATCTTTGTCCAGCAGCTTGGCCGGGGGCTTCGCCTGAGCCACGGTAAAGACAAGGTAATCGTGATGGATTTCGTGACCGATCTGCGTCGAGTGGCGGAAGTGATCGAACTTGAAAAGGCCGCTGCGGGTCCTGTCGAGCGGCTGCCTCTCGGACACAATCTCATCAATTTCCGCGACGCATCGGCAGGAAATTTCATGCTCGAATGGATGAAGGATCAGGCGGATTTGATTTTGCGCGAGGGTGACGCGCAGTTAGAAGTTCCGCAGTTTGAGTTTCCAGCCGCACCCCAGCCGGGAGGCGTGCAATGAGGGTGCCCGTGAGCGTTCGAAGCGAGATCAAGGAGCACCTGTGGGCAGAAGCTGATCGGCTCAATTGGTCGGCGCTTTCGGCTACCGATAAGTCGCGTTACTACTCGGTGTGGACCGAGACGGAGAGTATTGGCGGAAGGCTGGGTCAGTACATGGACCCGCGAAAAGTTCGCGTTTATATCAAGGATACGCTCCTCAAGTCATACACTAGGGAGGCCTCAGCCAACCCCGCGCGCGTATTCCGGGTGCTCGGGATTGACGAGGGTGCAGAGGTCAGCGCGACTTTCATTAAACCGCACGGCTGCCTTCTCCCCGATGGGCGCCAGATCGCTTGGAGCAAGGCAGCTGACTGGAAGGCAACGTTGATGGCCCTGCATGAGCGTGCTTTCGAGAATAGCGAGCCTTTTGCAGCTGTGCTGACCGAATCTTCAGCAAAGTTCGGGATGGCAACCCAGCGCGCAGTCGTCGAAAGCGCGGCGGACAAAATTGGCATCAAGCGCCTGATTTGGTTGGACTAACTAGTATGAGTTCGGAAGTTCTTCTTGTCGGTCCACTCTGCGTGCCATTATAAGGATGCGCGTGGATACACTGACGCCAGAACAGCGAAGCGAGCGCATGAGCCGGGTCCGCGGCCGTGACACCAAGCCGGAGCTGCTGGTGCGCCGCCTGGTCCACGGTATGGGCTATCGCTACAGGCTTCATCGTCATGACCTGCCCGGGAAGCCTGACCTAGTCTTTCCGGCTCGAAGAAAGGTAATCTTCGTGCACGGCTGTTTTTGGCACCGACACCCAGATCCGGCGTGCCCGCTGGCGAGACTCCCGAAATCCAGGCTGGACTTTTGGGGCCCGAAGCTGGAAACAAATAGGAAACGGGACGAGCGTAATATCGTCCTGCTCGCAGAACTCGGTTGGGACGTCCTCGTGATATGGGAATGCCAAACAAAAAACCGAGAGGAATTGCAGGCAAGGATCGGGGAGTTCCTGGGATGATGAGATCGGTCGAGCTGTTCGTGGGCGCAGGCGGGCTTGGGATCGGCGTCAGCCAAGCAGGATTCCGCCCGGCTGCCGTCATGGACTGGGACCGATGGGCGTGCGACACTCTCCGCGAGAACAAAGATCGCGGTCTTGATCCAATTACGCACTGGCCGATTCATGAGGGTGATGTGCGGCAGTTCGATTTTGGGACCGTAGGCGGCTCCGTCGACCTCGTTACGGGCGGACCGCCCTGCCAACCTTTTTCGATGGGCGGACGCCACCGCGCATTTCTCGACAGCCGGGACATGTTCCCGCAGGCCATCCGTGCCGTGCGCGAGCTTCGACCTAGGGCTTTCATCTTCGAGAACGTAAAGGGGCTTACGCGCAGCAGTTTCGCGAATTACCTCGAGTACATTCGACTGCAGCTGACCTATCCCGATCTTGTTGCCAAGAGGGAAGAAGAATGGCTGGCACACCTCGCGCGCCTGGAGAACCATCACACGAAGGGAACCGAGAAGGGCCTGCACTATCGAGTGGTGATGCGGGTTCTGAATTCGGCGAACTACGGTGTCCCCCAGCGACGTGAGCGCATCTTCCTCGTCGGGTTCCGTGCCGACACCGAGATCGAGTGGCACTTTCCGAAGCCGACCCACTCGCGGGACGCGCTGCTCTGGTCGCAATGGCGCGAGGAGGTCTATTGGGACCTGCACCGCGTCTCTCGCAAGAACCGGCCGGATGGTGGTGCGGCGCAGGCGCGGGCCTTGAAGATAGCTGAGCGGCCTCTGGACGAACCGTGGCTGACCGTGCGCGACGCGATCTCCGACCTTCCGGATCCGGAACATGCGTCCGGCACGGCGCTGGACTTTCATGACCACCGGTTTCAACCCGGTGCACGCTCCTATCCGGGGCACACGGGAAGCCCACTTGACGAGCCCGGCAAGACACTGAAGGCGGGCGTGCATGGTGTTCCTGGAGGCGAGAACATGCTGCGCAGGCCTGATGGCTCGGTGCGCTATTTCACGATCCGAGAGAGCGCTCGCCTGCAGACCTTCCCCGACGACATGGTGTTCCACGGCTCGTGGACGGAGACGATGCGGCAGCTCGGAAACGCCGTCCCGTGCCAATTGGCTCGGATCGTCGCCACAGGCGTTCGAGACAAGCTCAGCGCGGCTTAGATCTGAACCCCGTGAGCGTACTGGCGATCTTCCTTGTACAGGATCACGTGGCTCACGAAATAGGTCGCCTGCCAGCCAGCGGGCAAAGCAGCTACGATCAGCTGCATTGCTCTTCGCACTGAGATGGGACCGGGTGGAATCTCCAATTGCGACGCTGGCATGTCCGGGTGAGGATTTAGCCGATAGTCATGTCCTCCGACCTTCGTTCGTGGCGGTGGTAAAGAAACCTCGTAGCGCAGGGTGTAGGGAAGCACATCCTTCAGTGCCATTAGGGCAACGTGAACCGTCGTCTGTCCCGTCGCAAGCAAACTATGCGGAGTATCAATGTCGATCGGAAAGCGCGCGTCGAAGCCCTGCTCAGGCTTGTTCGTCGTCTCGCGCTCGCGCCCTGGATCATTGGACCCGAAGCCCGATCCGTTCCACTCCGAACCGTAGTGGGCAATCAATCTGGATTCGATATCCATCGCGGTCAGAACGAGGATCCGCGCGGCCTTGAACTGGACATCTTCGGGCCGCACGTTTCGCCGTTGCTCGAACTTCCGCGCGTGCCTAGCCAGGCGGGTTCGAAGCCCAGCCTCCGCATCGGTTTTCCCGACATAGCGGACCTCTCCGTCGTGGATCAGCAGGTACACGCCTTGGGCGTCGGGAAGCGCCTGGGCGTTGTCTAGGGTGAGCGGCGCGCTACCCATGGCATCGAGCGTGGGGATGAGCTGGTTCATGACTGCACCCATCAGGTCCAACTCGAATGCGATGAATCCGTCTGCCACTCGTCACTCCGATTCCCATGCCCTCTCAGATGCTTAGCACGTGGGAAAGATCCGCGCACTCCAGCGCGGGCAGAATTTTTTGTCAGACTTGAGTTGGCTGAAAGCGCTCGCTAAAGCGCGTATAGGGCTTTTTTACGCATTCTTGGAATGTCATGGTGTTTCTGCTTGACGGACTGGCGGTGGCCCTATGACCCGTGGAACTCAAGTTTGAAGTTCATCAATTGATCCTCCCACTCGGTCGGAAATGGTTCCAGAACCCGCGCCAGCGTTATCTCCGGCCCCTGTTGCCCATCCAAGATCGCTTCGACGATATCCGGGGCGAGCAGCGTCAACCGCAAAACGCGAGTCATGTATGATGGCGCGATCCCTTCGCGTTTGGACAGTTCGTTGATCGTCGTGAAGTCCCCGGACTCCAACATCCACTTCCACCTAAAACCGCGGGCCAGAGCCTTCACCAGCGTGTTGTCCGTTCGACGCGGTTGCTTGACGCCCTCGGGCAGCTGCATCTCCTTTCGCCCACCGCGCTTCACGACACGGAAAGGCACGTGCAGCGTCACGGTGTCCGGGATCGGCGTCCTGCTGGTCATGCCGCCGCCTCAATACCGCCTGCAAACATCTCGCGCGCAAGGCCACGGAGGCCGTCGACGCGCAGCCGGACATTGAGCCCGTCCGTGCCGATGTCCACGCGCTCGATCAGAAGCGCCACGATGCGTGCCTGCTCGGCGGGGAAGAGTTCATCCCAAAGCGGATCGAGCTGCTGCAGAGCCGCGCGGGCATCGGCCTCGGTGATGTCGTCGGCATTGGCGCGTGCCGCCTTCCATGTCCCGGCCACGATCTCGGGTTGGCGGAACACTGTGCGAAGCTGATCAATGACGGCGGTTTCGATCTCACCAGCCGAGACACGGCCCACGCGACACGATCCGGCGCCGTGCTTCAGCACGGTCTGGCTGACATAGTAGCGATACAGCCGGTCGCGTTTGCGGGTGTGCGTCGGCGAAAACGCCGCGCCGTCCGGTCCATAGAGCAAGCCTTTGAGCATGGCTGGTGTTTTGGCTCTGGTCCGGGCCGCGCGTTTGCGTGGGCTTTCCTGCAGGATGGCATGGACGCGGTCCCACGTCTCGCGATCGATGATGGCGTCGTGCTCGCCGGGATAGCTTTCGCCCTTGTGGACCGCCTCGCCAATATACGCGCGGTTGTTGAGCATGCGGTAGATAAACTTCTTGTCCATCGGGTTGCCCTTGGGGGTCAGTATGCCCTTGGCAGCGGTTTCGCGGGCCAGTTCGGTGCCAGATCCGATTTTGATAAACCGCTCGAATGCCCAACGGACATGCGCTGCGCGCTCCTCGTCGATGATCAGTTTGCGACTTTCAACGCGATAACCGTAGGGCGGAACCCCGCCCATCCACATCCCCTTTTTGCGGCTCGCCGCGACCTTGTCGCGAATGCGCTCGGCCGTGACCTCGCGCTCGAACTGGGCGAAGGAAAGCAGGATGTTTAGCGTCAGCCGCCCCATTGATGTGGTGGTATTGAACGACTGCGTGACCGAAACGAAGGTCACGTCATTGCGGTCGAACACCTCGACCAGCTTGGCGAAATCGGCCAGAGAGCGGCTGAGGCGGTCGATCTTGTAGACAACGACCACATCGACAAGCCCGTCCTCAATATCCGCCATCAATTGCTGCAAGCCCGGGCGGTCTAGCGTGCCGCCAGAAATGCCACCATCGTCATACTGATCGTGGACGAGCACCCAGCCCTCGGAGCGCTGGCTAGCGATATAGGCCTCGCAGGCCTCCCGTTGCGCGTGCAGACTGTTAAATTCCTGCTCGAGCCCTTCCTCGGAGGACTTGCGCGTGTAGATCGCGCAGCGCAGTTTCCGGACAATTGGCTTGGTCATGCGCGCCTCCGGTGGTTTTTCAGGCCAAAGAACACCCAGCCGTTCCAGCGCGTACCGGTGATGGCGCAGGCAATGGCTGACAGCGATTTATAAGGGCGACCCTGCCAGTCGAAACCGTCGGCGGTGACGGTGACGAGGTGTTCAACGCCTTGCCATTCACGGATCAACCGCGTCCCGACGATGGGCGTCAGGTCAGCGCGGATGCGGCTCTTTTTGCGATCACCGCCATCAAGTTGCTCGCCAAGGGCTTCTAGCCGCTTTACCGTTTCCGGCTTCAGGCCGCCATAAGCCAGCTCCTGGATGCGGTACGCGAGGCGACTTTCGAGGTAACGGCGATTGAACGGCGGCGGTTCGCTGTCGAACAACTCCCGCCATTGCGCCTTTAGGTCAGGCGTCGATGTGGTCTTGAGCGCGGCCAGGCGCGCGGGGATCGGATCGTGGGTCGTCATACATTTCTCCGGTGAGTTGGAGTTGCATGACGCCATTCGTCGGCCGGATAGTGTAGTCCACTTTCTCCAGTATCGTCAGATACTTCCGCCCGATCACGCATCCGCAACCGAACCAGCCCGAGCGCCAGCAGGCCGCATAGCTCGGCGCGGCGTTCTGCGGGCGTCATCTGGTCGGGTGGCAGGGGGGTGGGTCGTTTCATGTCTTGGGTGGCCGTGCTTGCTGGTGTCGTTACCAACCAAAAGCCACCGAGAAGGCCTGGGCGGGACATCCGCCCTCGCCAAGCGCTGATGAGAAAGCGAACAGGTGGCGAACATCTGCTCTTGTGAACCTTACTTTCGTCAACGATTATCGGAGGTTGAAACAAGTTAAGAGATAACATGCATTGAGGTGAGTTAATGGCGCAAAAAGCAAATCCGATTGGCCCGAATATCCTCGCGTTGATCGAGGACGCGCGGATCGACCTTGCACGCGCGGTGCTTGCTATTCGGGAAGGCGAGAACGAGCCAGAGTTCAATTTGCCCGAGGAGACTCCAAATCCTTCAGATGAAGAATCGGTCAGCGAATTTCGGCAGAAAATCATTGGAATTTTGTCAGATTTTGATCTGGACGAATTGCGGCCAGCCGAACAGCGCTGTCGCAGGATCCGTGCACTTTCCGACAGCAAGGGCATTTCATCCCTCGCTACAATTGTCGACAAGCAGTTCACGGAAGAGCAGGCGCAGGAAATCGAGGCGCAGCCTGATCCGCTCTGCAGGAGCATCTGGGCGTTTCTCAACACACGTCAGACTTTCGAGGATGCGGAGAGTTTTCATTTCGCACGCCAATTCCGCGACCACGGTAAGATGTACGATGCGTTCGAGGTCGAGTTGGAAAAGGCGATCAACCTTGACGCAAACGCAATCGATGAAACCGCGCTGGCGTCGAAGATCACGGAGGTCCTCGAACTCAAGACAATCTGTACGGTTAAGGCGCTCGACCTGCCTTCTACTGAAGCGCATCCGACATCAATCATGCTGATTGTCCGTCACGGCGGCCCATTGTCGAGCGTGCACGACCATCGCGACGACGGGCGGCGGGGAACGATCTATTTCCGACCGCCAAACGAAGCGACCTTGATCTACACCCCATCAAAAAGGCAGATCGAAATTTGCGCCGACAGTCCGGTTGTTCGGCAGAAGGTGGGCGATGCCTTCGCCGAGGTTACGCTGGAACACGACATTTCTCAAAAACCGCTGACCTGGAAGCGCTACAACCTCAGCCGTTTCCGCACATCTCTGGCACTTTCAATCCCGAAGATCGAAGGTGTGGAAATCCAGGTGGCGCGGGTGCTGGAAGTGGAAATCCGTCTGGGCCACTGGAGCCGAAAACTGGCTCTCAAGGTCGCCATCGATGATGACATCCAGGAAATCGCGACAAGGTATCTCGGCCGGGGCAACATCTTCCGGAGGGCTGCCAGTTTCAGCCGCATTGGCATTGCAGTAAAGTACAACCGTGCAGGCGACGCCAAGGAACGCTCCCTCAACATCACTGTGTCAGGCGTCAAGAGCTGCAATCTGCAGAGCAACAAGGACCCCGACGAACGCAGCCTCGGATTTGCGTTGCTGCACGAATGGGGGATCCTGAGCGCCTTCCGTCAGATCGACAACGGCGATTTGCGTGCCATGTTCGCGCAACTGGTGGACCTCTACGATCTCGAGGAAGACGAGGTCACGGGTGGATACTTGCGTGAGATCGGGCTTGATCCTGATCGTCTGATTGAGGGTGGGCTGCTCGAGCGGCGTGACCGGCAGGATGTCGTGCTGATTGACAAGGACGACATTGACGGTGAGGTCGAGATCAAGCCCTCATCGACGCCAGGAATGGTCTCGGCGACAGGTCCGTTTGGAGAGGATGCGGGCGAACATCCAGCGGCCGATCTGGAACGCTATCAACTCAATCGCGAATGGCTTCAGGAAACCGTGCTGAAACTCATCCGTCCATTGCTGACAAGCAAGGGAGCGCAGGTCCTTGATCAGGATTTGGTCCTGATGGGTGACATGGGGACGGATGGCCATCGCAAACCGGTCTATTTCGCGCGGCGTTTGGGTAATCCCCAGGTCATCAACAAGCTGGATCAACTCCTGCGTGCGCGGAATGCGTCTGGGATCGGGATCGTCCTGACATCCAGCGTCGATACACTCACCTGCCTCGGGCCGAATGTCGTCGTTCCGGTGCTCACGCATCTGTCCGATGAGGGCGAAGACTTGGTGCTGTCGCGTGATGCGTTGGCGCAGACCTTCAGTTCTGGACGGAATGTTGCCGCGGGGGGCAGTTCAGTCGCAGTGCTCAAGTCAGGCAACCAATCCGCTTCATTGTGCATCCCAGGAAAAGCACCGCTTGCCATTCTTGGTGCAAATCAGATCCGGATCTTCGAAAAGCTGGTAACGGCGCATCTTGCCGGCAGTCCTGATGTCAAAACCGCTGACCTCATCGAGGATACTGGCGTCAAGAGCCCACAGCAGGCGTTCAAGAAACCGATGTGGGAGAGCATTCTTGACGTCTATATCGCCAAGGGTTCGACCCGTGGATATTGGCGACTTGTCGTATAATCTGGCCGATCTCGGCGGGCCGGTCTGTCGACGGTCAAAAATATTGCGGGCGACGGTCTAAAAAACCGCTGTCTATTGGAAAGGCTCACTCAGTCAGAGGAGCACTTCCATGCCGACTCCCGATACTTCACGCCAGCCAGCCCAGATCAGCTGGGCCGGTGGCGCAAAATCAACCCCCAACCCTTTGACCTCGGAATGGCGCTGTACGCGCTGTGACAAGCTGCTCGGCGTTTGCCGGGACGGCCGCATGCACCTGCGCTTTGCGCGAGGGCACGAGTATTTCGTGGGCTTTCCGGTCGTGGCCACGTGCCGCGGCTGCGGAACGCTGAACCAGGCGACATCACCCGCGCGCTAAGGCGCACGTCTCACCATTTCCCTGAAGTCGCAGAGACGCACGACGTCCTGACGTGGCCACGAAAAGGCGCTGGACGCCTGGCCGCAAGGCAGGCGTCCAATGTCCATCGCGTGGCACGAGATCCGTGATCACCTCATGTTTTCTTCTTCAACTCTTGGTTTTCAACACACCTTCGATGAGCTCCGGCGCAGCAGCGAACCGCTCGCGCATTTCGCTGATCCGGCTGCATTGCTGGACACGCTGCAAGTCGGCAGCCGCGGGCCAGATGAGAAGAACCGAATATTGGTTGCTCTGGTCCGGGCTGCACAGTCTGGCGACGAGGCCGCCGATTGTGCCCTGACGCTCATGCTGCTGGCGCTCTGGCCGGGGCTGGATGCCGTTCGGCGCAGATCGACCTGGCGCAGGATCGGCACCGGTGACGAGGTTGCATCTGAAATCCTGGCACGGGCCTCCGAGGCCATTCGCTGTCTGGATCTGCAGCGCGTCAACTGGATCGCTTCCACCATCCTCCGAAACATCGAGCGCGACCTGATCAGAACGCGTCAACGCGAGGACAGGCACCAGAGCCTGCGCAGCGAGGCCGATCCCGACGAAATCCCAACTGACGATCAGGCGTCAGCCAACGCCAGCTCTGCACTGCTCCACCGCGATCTCGTCCGCATCGTCGGCAAGGATTCTGATCTGGTGATCCGCGTGGCCGTCGACGGGTTCTCGCAGGCTGAGGTCGCATCGGAGTTGGGGCTGTCTGAGGCGGCAACGCGCAAACGCTATCAGCGGGCGACCCGGCGTCTGCGCGACGTCCTGCGAGAATTTCGCTGATCGGATGTCCCGATCTCAGCGGTGCGGTGGCTTTTCCCATTCAGACGCCACCGCGCGCCCCACTCAAACCGAAAGTCGACCCGCATGATCCGCAAAGCCGACCTCTTGTCCGCAGACCTCAAGCGCATCCCCGGCCTCTACCGCCGCTGGGAGCTGCCGGAAATCCTGAAGAACCAGCGTGCATACCGCATCGAGAATGCCGGGGCCCACCAGGATGGGACGCCTCTCGTGGCGGTCTATGCCGACGCCGACGCGGGCCAGCCGGACGATCAGCACAACGCCGCAACAAAGGACATTGAAGCGGCCTCGGTCCCGACTGGGACGACGCGGCAGCGGCCTGAGTAGAGGCGAAAGGAGGAGATCATGTTCATGGAAACCACACCCTTCATCACGGTTCGCGCCAGCCGACCGCTGTCCGAGATCGAATTCTGCGCCTGGGTGGCGCAGGCCGTTCCCGGCGACCGGCTGGAATACCATCGCGGCTTTCTGGTGCTCGACATCTTCCCTGTGTTTTCAGGGCTGTCGGATGCGGCACGCGCCGAGTTGAGCAGGCTTGGATCGCGGGCCTTCTGGGCCGCTGAGCAGGGTCTCGTACATCTCGTGCAGGAGCGCGTGGGGCCCGACCAGTTCGCCTACATCGCCGTTGCCCGCCCCAAACCCAAAGCTGCTGCCGTCTCGCTGTCCGAGCTGCTGCTCGCCGAGCCTGAGGCCGCGTGATGCCGGCCTTCCAATCCTTATTCACCGATCACGGAGACCATTTCATGCCATTCCCCGAGAACACCCCAACGCCGGACGATCTGCCTTCGCTCAGCGCGGCCGAGATCGCGGCGCTGCCGGTCGAGTTGCTGGCGATCCTGCAACGCGAAATCGACGAGCGTCTGAAGCGCGACAAGGCGGCCAAGGCTCGCTTCGATGCCGGACTGGCGGTCCGCTACGCCACCCGGGCCACCGAAGAACGCCAGGCCGCCGGCAAGGACACCGGCACTGTCCGCTTCGATGACGGCGATTTCACCGTGGTCGCCGATCTGCCGAAGCGGGTGGACTGGGATAAGGCACAGCTTGGTGACGTGGTCGAGCGCATCCGCGCCTCAGGTGACGATCCCGCGCAGTATGTCGACATTACGATCAAAGTGCCGGAGCGGAAATACAGCGCGTGGCCTGACGGCATTCGCGCCAGTTTCGAGCCCGCGCGCACTGTGCGGCCTGGCACGCTGAAGGTCGAGATCCTCGCGCAGGGGGCTGACCAGTGAGCCTCCCTATCATCAGCGCCGACGAGCGGCTGGCCGAGCCACGCGGCATCAAGGGCTGCATCTTCGGGAAATCCGGCATTGGGAAGACCTCGCTGCTCTGGACCCTCGATGCCGACCGCACCTTGTTCATGGATCTCGAAGCGGGTGACCTCGCCATCGAAGGCTGGGCGGGTGACAGCATCCGGCCGCGCACCTGGACGGAATGCCGGGATTTCGCGGTGTTCATCGGTGGGCCGAACCCGGCGCTGCGCGATGAGCAGCCATACAGCCCCGCGCATTATGCCGCCGTCTGCGAGCGCTTCGGCGATCCGGCAGCGCTGGACCGCTACGACACCATCTTCGTGGATTCGATCACGGTTGCCGGGCGGCTGTGCTTTGGCTGGTGCAAAGGCCAACCCGAGGCGCTGTCGGAGAAAACCGGCAAGCCGGATGTGCGCGGGGCGTACGGCTTGCATGGCCGCGAGATGATCGGCTGGCTCACCCATTTGCAGCACACGCGGGCCAAGAATGTCTGGTTGGTCGGGATCCTCGACGAGAAGCTCGACGACTTCAATCGCAAGATGTTCCAGCCGCAGATCGATGGCTCAAAGACCGGGCTCGAGCTGCCAGGCATCGTCGACGAGGTGATCACCATGGCGGAACTGAAGGCCGATGGCGGCGATCCGTATCGCGCCTTTGTCTGCCACACGATCAACCCCTGGAGTTTCCCGGCCAAGGATCGTTCGGGCCGTCTGGACCAAGTCGAAGAACCCCATCTCGGCCGCCTGATGGCCAAGATTCGGACGGCTGCAACACCGGCATCCGACCGGCTGACCTACGCCCCACCGTCCGCCGATCCGGCGGCTGACGACCAATCCCAACCACAATCCTGATCAGAAAAGGAGGTTCCCCATGGGTTCCTGGAACGATTTCAACGACGCGCAGAGCAATACCAACCTCATCCCCAAGGGCACACTGGCCAAGGTGCGCCTGACCATCCGCCCCGGCGGCTTCGACGACGCCTCGCAGGGCTGGACTGGCGGCTATGCCACGCGCGGCTCCACCGGCGCGGTGTACCTCAACGGCGAGTTCACCGTGACCGAGGGGCAATATGCCCGGCGCAAGATCTTCACGCTGATCGGGCTGTATAGCCCGAAGGGGCCAGACTGGGCCAATATGGGCCGCAGCCTGGTGCGCGGTATGCTGAACTCGGCGCGCGGGATTTCCGACAAGGACATGTCGCCGGAAGCGCAGGCAGCACGGCGCATCAGCGGTTTCGCCGATCTCGACGGCATTGAGTTCGTCGCCCGCATCGACATCGGCACCGATGCCAGTGGCGACGACAAGAACGAGATCCGCAGCGCGGTCACGCCTGACCATCGCGATTATGCGCAGGTCATGGGAACTGCACCCCTGCAGTTCAGTGGTAACGCCGGGCCGGGGGCCACTTCGCAGCAGAATGCTGCCGCCCCAACGTCCTCGTCCAATCCGCCAGCAGCCAACCCCGGTGCTCCCGGGCGGCCGAGCTGGGCCCAGTAAGGGGGATCGGTCATGCGCCTGCGTCCCCGCCAGAAAACCTTTGTCGAGCGCAGTGTTGCTGCGCTCGGCCAACACGGCAATACGCTCGGTGTGGCGCCCACCGGCGCGGGCAAAACGATCATGCTCTCGGCAGTCACCGGCGCGATGCTCGGTGATGGAGCCAAAGCTTGCGTGTTGGCGCATCGAGACGAGCTGACGGCGCAGAACCGCGCCAAGTTCCAGCGCATGGTGCCGGAGGTGTCCACCTCGGTGATCGATGCCACCGAAAAATCCTGGGGCGGCGACGTCACCTTTGCGATGGTGCCGACCCTGGCACGGGCCTCGAACCTGGCCGACATGCCGCGCCTCGACCTGCTTGTGATCGACGAGGCACATCACGCGGTGGCGGACAGCTATCGCCGCATCATCAACCGGGTGCGTGACGCCAATCCCGACGCCCGCGTTTTCGGGGTGACGGCAACACCGACCCGGGGAGACAAGAAAGGACTGCGCGAGGTCTTCGACAATGTCGCCGACCAGGTGCGTCTGGTTGAGTTGATTGCCTCGGGGCATCTCGTGCCGCCGCGCACCTTTGTCATCGATGTGGGCGTGCAGGAGGAATTGAAGTCGGTCCGCAAGACCAGTGCCGATTTCGACATGACCGAGGTGGCGGACATCATGGACCGCGCGCCGGTCACCGACGAGGTGATCCGCCACTGGCGCGAGAAGGCTGGTGACCGGCAGACCGTCGTCTTCTGTTCCACCGTCGCCCATGCCGAACACGTCACTGAGGCATTTCGCGCCGCGGGGATCACGGCCGCGCTGATCCACGGCGATCTGGCGGCCGACACCCGCAAGTCCATCCTGACCGACTATGCGGCAGGCGAGATCTGCGTGATCGTCAATGTCGCCGTGCTCACGGAAGGCTGGGATCACCCGCCCACCTCCTGCGTCGTGCTGCTGCGGCCTAGTTCCTACAAATCCACCATGATCCAGATGGTCGGTCGCGGGTTGCGCACGGTCGATCCCGAAGAACACCCCGGCATCGTCAAGACCGACTGCGTGGTGCTGGATTTCGGGACATCGAGCTTGATCCACGGCACGCTGGAACAGGATGTCGATCTGGACGGCAAGATCGCCACCGGTGACGCCCCGACCAAATCCTGCTCCGCCTGCGCGGCGGAGATACCGCTCGCCGCCACTGAATGCCCGCTCTGCGGCGAGGTCTTGCTGCAGGACGAAGGCGAGACCGGGACGAACGCAGCGCCACTCTCAGGCTTTGTCATGACCGAGATCGACCTGCTGAAGCGCTCCAGCTTCGCATGGGTCGATCTCTTCGGCGCAGATGACGCGCTAATGGCTACCGGCTTCACAGCCTGGGGCGGCATCTTCTGGATGGACGGCGTCTGGTACGCCGTCGGCGGGGCCAAGGGCGCGCGGCCACGTCTGCTGGGCGTCGGCGAACGCACCGTCTGCCTCGCGCAGGCCGATGACTGGCTGAACACCCACGAAAGCGATGAAAGCGCCTTCAAGACAAAGGCGTGGCTGCGCCAGCCACCGACCGACAAGCAGCTGAAATATCTGCCACCGAAATGCCGGCACGACTTCGGCCTCACGCGCTACCGCGCTTCGGTGCTGATGACCTTCGGCTTCAACAAACGCGCCATCCAGGCCGCCGTGAACGCGGTGGCCGGATTCGAACGGAGGGCGGCATGACCCATGGCATCTTCACTCAAAATCACAGCCGAGGAGCGGCGGCGTCTCTGGCATCCGCGTGGCACGCTCTGTGCTGTCTGCCGGCAACCCACGCGTGGTTTTGGCTGGCGCGATCCGGTTCGTTCGAAGCGGCCCCGGCCATCGGTCTGGTTCTGCTCGATGCCCTGCCAGGGCTTCTGGACGCGTTTGGCGCGGGAGCGTTTTGCCATGGTTGATCTGACCGAAGAGGAACGCGCTGCCATCACTGCCACCCTGAAACGCGTCGCGCTGCTGTTGGAAGAGATCGGCTGGCAGACCGCACTTGCCGATCTGACGGAGGCGCAGGTGCGGGCACTGATCGAGGAGGCAGTCGAGGGTTTCCGCGAGGCCATGGCCGACATTGCCAAATCAAACGCGCCGGAGATCCCGTTTTGACATTGGACTTCAATCACCGCCCGTCCACCGCCGACCGGATCAACGCGCTGGTCGACGCGGCCCTCATCGCCGAGCGCGAGGCCACGCCACCCCGGACCTATCTCGGCGCGTCCCGCCTCGGCCACGCCTGCGAACGCGCACTGCAATTCGAGTTTGCGGGCGCGCCGAAGGATGACGGTGCCGACTTCGGCGGGCAGACGTTGCGGATCTTCGCCATCGGTCATCAGCTCGAAGACCTGGCGATCCGCTGGCTGCGCGCCGCCGGGATCGATCTGGTGACCCAAAAGCGCGATGGCGGCCAGTTCGGATTCTCCGTCGCGGGCGGCCGGATCCGTGGGCATGTCGATGGGATCATCGCTGATGCCCCGGCAGCGCTTGGGTTTCGCATCCCGGCGCTCTGGGAATGTAAGACCATGAACGCGAAGAACTGGCGCGCCTGCGTCAAGGACGGGGTCACGGTTTCCAAGCCCGTCTATGCCGCCCAGATCGCGATCTACCAGGCCTACATGGAGCCTGCGGTGCCTGGGATCTCGGCCGCACCGGCGCTCTTCACTGCCATCAACAAGGACACGGCCGAACTGCATCATGAGCTCGTGCCGTTCGATGCCGATCTGGCGCAGCGCATGTCCGACCGCGCGGTGCGGATCCTGCAGGCCACCGACGCCGGTGAACTGCTGCCGCGCATCGCCTCTAAGCGCGACTTCTTTGAATGCCGGTTCTGTGCCCATGCCGAGCGGTGCTGGGGCCTCGCCAAATGACTGACGAGCCAGCCGATCCCGACGAGGACACGCAAATGCGCGATGACACAGTGCCCGATGGGCCCGAAGAGAACATCGTTCATTTCAATCCGTGGCGCGATTTCAATGACGCCGCGCCGCAGGTCGACGTGTTCGGCGACGAGCCTGATCCGGAGCAAATCGCCCAGTTCATGCAAGTCGTCTTCGGCTATTGCGACGGGCTGATCCCGGTCCGCAGTTTCATCGACAAGGGTCAGGGCATCGATGGCCGTCCGCATAACATCTGGCTCAAGGCGGACCGGGCCGCCCCCGAGAAGATGGCGACCTTCGCAACATGGGCCTCGCGCCAGGGAGCAGCGGTCTACGTGATACCCGGCACCGTGGCCGCGTCCGGCCAGGCCAAGGCAGCGGAAATCCTGCAGATGCAAAACGTCGTGGTCGATCTCGACACCGGCGACATCGCTGCCAAGCGTGCGCACCTCGAACGCCACCTCGGCGCGCCGACCATGGTGGTGGAAAGCGGCGGCGTAACGCCCGAGGGCCAGCGGAAAGCTCACGTCTGGTGGATGCTGACCGAGCCTGCGGAAGGTGAAGACATCGCCCGTGTCTGCCGTCTGCGCGGTGACATTGCCGCCAAGGTCGGCGGTGACATGCATTTCCGCTCGGCCCACCAGCCCATCCGCGTGGCGGGCTCTGTCTATTACAAGAACAGCCTGAAAACGCAGGTGCGTATTGTCGAGCTGAACGCCGCCCACGAGCGTGATCTGGACGAGTTCATCGAGGCGGTCGCCGACATGCTGCCCGCGCCGGGCGTGTCCCTGCAGCCTGAGTTCACCCATCCGGACAAGCCCGCCATGGACGATGTGCTGGTGACCCCCGTGCGAGAGGGGGCGCAGGACGACTGGTCCCGCTTCGAGGGAGCATCCGCCGCGATCGGCCATTTCATCCGTATGGTCCATGAGGGCCGGATGACAAAAGACGAGGGTTGGGAAGGCATCTGTGGCTACAACGCCGCGATGCTGCGGCCCCAGTGGCCAGTAGAGCGGCTCAAACGCGAGTCCGAGCGGCTTTGGGACCGGCATGTCGAGAAATACGGCCCGCCGCTGATCCGGCTGGACTCCGGCCCACCGGGGCCACAGGAGATGCCTGCCTTCACGCTCGGCGCGCTGCTCGACGACCAGAGCCCCATGCCGGAGGACATCATTGCTCCGCGTGTGCTGACGCCAGGCGGGCTTCTGGTGCTGGGCGGCGCGCCCAAGGTGGGCAAGAGCGACCTTCTGATTTCCTGGCTCGTCTACATGGCGGCTGGCGTGTCATTCCTCGGGTTCACTCCGCCGCGGGCGCTACGCATTTTCTACCTTCAAGCGGAGATCCAGTATCACTATCTGCGCGAACGCCTGAAGCAGATTGCCCTGCCGCCAGAGGTGCTGGCCGCCGCGCGCGACACCTTCGTTGCGACGCCAAAGCTCAAGATGCTGCTCGACAACGAGGGCAGCGTGCGGGTCGCGCGCGCCGTGCAGACAGCGTTCCCGGAGGCACCGCCTGACATTCTCTGCGTGGACCCTATCCGCAACCTGTTCGACGGCGGGCCCGATGGTGGCGGCGAGAACGACAACACCGCCATGATGTTCTTCCTCAAGGAACGCGTCGAGGTGCTGCGAGACCATGTCGACCCCGATTGCGGGGTGATCCTGGTCCACCACACCAAGAAGCTCAGCAAGCAGCAGGTCAAAGACGATCCCTTCCTCGCGCTCTCAGGCGCCAGCGCGCTGCGCGGGTTCTATACCTCCGGCCTGATCCTCCACCGGCCCGACGAACAGGCCCCGGAACGCAAGCTGGAGATCGAGCTCAGGAACGGACCTGCGCTTCCCGCCAAGCTGATCGACAAAGTCGACGGGCAATGGGTCGAGTTGAACCCCATGAACGAGCGACTGGTTCGCAAGGAGGTCGGGGCCAAACATGACGCCGAGCGCAACCGCAAGCGCGATGTGATCCTCGACCTGCTTTTCGAGGAGGCCACCAGCGGGCAACTCTACACGACCATGCAGTTCGCCGAGGCCTTCGAGAACCAGAGTGGGCTTGGCAGCAAATACACCATCCGCGAACGGTTGAGTGTTCTGGCCACGAAGGGCCATGTTAAATTCCTGCGAGATGGCAGCGCCTTTGGCTATCCGAAGGTTCGATCCCGGTTCGGTTACCTCTGCGTCGATGGGATGCGGTTTCGCCCCGAAGAGCGTGTCGATCCGGAGACCGGAGAGGTCTTCGAAGACGCCGATCCCGTCCTTCCCAGCCACTACAAATGCCCCAATTCCGGGGTCTGCATGGACGTCGAAAACCCGGCCGTTTGGGTCTATCCGGAGACGGCTGCGGACGACGATTTGGGCTCACTAACTCCTAGGAGTGAGGCCTAACTCCTATGTCCTCCCTAACTCCTGTATCAATGAAATCAATGGCTTACTCCACAAGAGGAGTTAGTGGGCTAACTCCTCCCCAACTCCTCCGAACTCCTATTTTCTCGTTCTTTATCAGCACGTTACCCGCAAAAGAGGAGTTAGTGTGGAAAGCCCCCATACTACGTATGGGGGGCAACGAGCAGGTTTGGCCCCATCCCATACGTCGTGGGGTATCCGCGCACGGGCCGATCTGCCCCGCACCTTTCACCTTTCGAGCAGCAATGGAGATGACAATGTCGAACAGGCAAATTGAAACCGTGTGTCAACACCAGACGATAGCTTTGTCGGCGACCATCCTGGCCCTGGATCTTGGGACCACAACGGGCTGGGCGCTACGGTCCGCGGACGGCATTATCACCAGCGGGACGGCTTCGTTCAAACCCGGGCGCTATGACGGTGGTGGGATGCGATACCTGCGCTTCACCAATTGGTTGGGCGAGTTGCAGCGGTTGTCTGGTCCCATTGCCGCTATCTGGTTCGAGGAAGTTCGCCGCCACGCCGGGACCGATGCGGCGCATGTCTATGGGGGGCTGATGGCCACGCTGACCGCATGGGCCGAGATGCGCGGCGTGCCTTACCAAGGCGTGCCCGTCGGAACCATCAAGCGCCACGCCACTGGCAAGGGCAACGCCAACAAGGCGGCCATGATCGCAGCCGCTGAGGCGCGTGGCTTCAGCCCGGCCGATGACAACGAGGCCGACGCCATCGCGATCCTGCACTGGGCGATCGAGACCGAAGGAGGCATGGCATGAACCGCATGAGCTTCGCCCCTCGCGGCTTCGGGGGCACTCGCCGCAGCCCCGATCAAGTCAAAAAGGACGGCTGGAAGGAACAGGGCGTTCTGGCAGTCTCCGTGGATGACAATCGCCTCACCTGGCCAGAGCGCGAGTTGGTCCGCCAGCTGGGCGAACGCCTTTATGGCAAGCGGGAACCGGAGGTAGGCAATGACTGAGTGGACCACAGCGCGCGTGGAGGACCGGCTGGAGAGCGCGGCCGATGTCTTCCGTACCTTGCCCGGCGTCATGCCGCAGGGCTTCTTCAATGCCTGGCCCGAGTATTTTCACAGCTTCGCGGACAAGGTCGGTCAGGAACCGCAAATGCGCAGGCCCCGGCCGGGACCGCGCCAGATCTCCGAGGCCGAGGAGGCATTGCTCTGGCTGCGCTGGCTGGAGCGGGACGATGCCCGGATCGTCTGGTTGCGGGCCGAGCGCACGCCGTGGAAGCCGATCTGCTGGGAGATGGGGATCAGCCGCCCCGCGGCCAACCGCCATTGGCAATACGGCCTCGCGCTGATCACCTGGCGGCTCAATGGGCGCGTGCCGCCTTCGAAGCGGTCACGGCGTTTCGTGGTTGAGAACGCGAACAACCTGTCAAGGAAAATCGTCCTGTGACAGAATTTTCAGTGAGACATCGCAAAGGGTTACAGTTTCCGGCTGAGAGGCTAGAAATTGGATATACTCGGGAGAGGCGCGCGCAGGCAGCGGCCGCGCAGCTGGCTTCCGGGGTCCACCAAGGTGGCCAGCTGGGGCCCAAGCCGCTAACCCGCTGACTTCGCGGGTCCTTCCCGGCCCGAAACGTATACGGGCGGGCGAAGCGCGCAATATCGCTAGCGACAGGGCCGGTTTTTTGGGAAGCCACCCCTAGCAGGCATCCACCTGCGATCTGCTGAAAACCACAATAAAACAAACCTTTGGCACCGGATACGCCCGATGGCCGCTGGACCCCTCGTGGGGTCTAGGCTGGGTGCCGGTATCCGGAGTCCACCCGATTGAGGCGAACCGACCCGCATGACCCTGAGCTTTGCCCCGGATGCAATCGAGATGTGGCCGCTGCACAGGCTCCAGCCCTATGCGAAGAACGCAAAGGCGCATGGCGCGGATCAGGTCGCGAAGATTGCCGCCAGCATGGCGGAGTTCGGCTGGACGGTGCCTTGCCTCGTCGCCGACGACGGAGAGCTGATCGCGGGCCACGGTCGGGTATGGGCCGCGACGCAGCTGGGGCTGACCGAGGCCCCCGTGATCGTGCTGGGCCATTTGACCGAGGCGCAACGACGGGCTTACCGGATCGCGGACAATAAGCTGACGGAACTCGGGACCTGGGATGAAGCACTGCTCTCGGCCGAGCTGAACGACCTGCTGGCCGAGGATTTTGACCTGTCGCTCATTGGCTTCGACGATGCTGAGCTCGAAGCGCTGTTGGCCGGTGAGGTCGATCCCGAGACCGCATCCCGTGAGAGAGAGGACGATGTTCCGGAGGCACCCGAGACCCCGATCAGCCGTCCCGGCGATCTCTGGGTGCTGGGAAAGCATCGGTTGCTCTGCGGGGACGCGACGGTGGCCACGGACGTCGAACGTCTGCTCGGCGATGTGACACCGCTGCTGATGGTGACCGATCCACCCTACGGAGTCGAATACGATCCCGGCTGGCGCAACAAAGCTGGCGCCGCAGCCACCAAGCGCACCGGCAGGGTGCTGAATGACGACCGCGCGGATTGGCGCGAGGCCTGGGCGCTGTTCCCGGGCGATGTGGCCTATGTCTGGCACGGCGCGCTGCATGCGACGACGGTCGCCGAGAGCCTCGAGGCCTCCGGCTTCAACATCCGCTCGCAAATCATCTGGGCCAAGGATCGCCTGGTGCTGAGCCGCGGCGATTATCACTGGCAGCACGAACCCTGCCTCTATGCCGTGAAAAAAACCGGCAAGGGCCATTGGGCGGGCGACCGCAAGCAGACGACGCTCTGGCAGATCGCCAACAAAGATCAGGATGCGGAAACCGTGCACGGGACCCAGAAACCCGTCGAATGCATGCGCCGGCCGATCCTCAACAATTCAAGCCCCGGTCAGGCGGTCTACGAGCCCTTTATGGGGTCCGGCACCACGCTGATCGCGGCGGAAACCACGGGCCGTGTGTGCCTCGGGGTCGAACTGAACCCGGCCTACGTCGATGTCGCCGTGCAACGCTGGCAGCAGTTCACGGGCCAGACCGCCGTGCTGGACGAAACCGGTGAGAGCTTCGCCGATCTGACGGCCAACCCACGCTGAGGCGATGCATGACCTGGCTTTACCTTCCTCCGGACACGGTTCCGGAGCCGGAGACCTGTTCGGCCTCTCGCTCTGCTCCGGCGCAGGCGGGCTCGACCTCGGGCTCACCATTGCCATGCCCGGCTATCGAACTGTGGGCCATGTCGAACGGGAAACCTACGCCGCGGCCATTCTCGTGGCGCGGATGGAAGAGGCGGCCCTGGATCCGGCACCTGTCTGGGACGATGTTGCCAGCTTTGACGGCCGCCCGTGGCGCGGCGCGGTGGACATCGTCACTGCGGGATATCCGTGCCAGCCGTTCTCCGTCGCGGGCAAGCGCCGGGGCGCGGACGACCCGCGGCACCTCTGGCCGCATGTCGCGCGCATCATCGGAGAGGTCGAGCCACCCTTCGTCTTCCTCGAAAATGTCGCCCATCATGTCCGCCTCGGATTTCCCGAAGTCGCCAGCGGACTGGTCGGCATGGGCTACCGCCTTGCGGCAGGCCTCTTCACGGCGGCGGAAGTCGGTGCACCCCACAAGCGCGAGCGGCTCTTCATCGTCGCGCACCGCGAGCACGATCAACTTGCCAACCCCGCGCGCTTGCTCCGGGACCCGCTCGAGCGGTGGGAACCGGACGGAGATGCTGCGGCTCTGGCCAACGCCACGGGCGAGCGCCAACGAGAACCGGCAGACGAAACCGACGCCATCACAATCGGCGGGCAAACACGGGATGAACCTGGCGACATCGGCCGCGATGTGGCCAACGCCGCAGACCGACAACTTTCGCAGCCGGGGCGGTGCCCGGAGACACGAGAAGGGTCTCGATGGCATGGCGCGGGACTGGCCAACGCCGATGGCGACGGACGGCAACAAGCCGAGCGCGGGCAATCGCAAATCGGCCGACCTGACCAGCGCCAGCCAGATGTGGATGACGCCAACGGCGCGGGATCACAAGGACGGGGCGACGACATTGGCGAACACGCCGGTCAACGGCCTGCTTGGCCGCCAGGTCCTGGTGACGCCGACGGCTGGGAGCGATACCTCCGAGCCGCGCCGGACGCTGAACCCAGCATTCGTCGAGGCGCTGATGGGCTGGCCCACCGGGTGGACCGCCTTCGGCTCTGCGGCAACGGCGTGGTCCCACTGGTTGCCGCGCATGCGCTCCGAACTCTCGCGGCTCAATTGCTGGCCGATGAATGAGGTGGCGACATGAAGCAATCGCGGCTCATGTCGCTGATCGAGTCCGTCGCCAACGTGGTCATCGGCTACGGCGTTGCGGTCATCACGCAGATCCTGATCTTTCCGATCTTTGGGCTGCATACGACATTGGCGCAGAACCTGAAGATGGGCGCAATCTTCACGGTGGTGAGCATCGCGCGTTCATTCGCGCTGCGGCGGATTTTCGAACGATTGCGCGAGAAAGCGTAACTTCGACTTGCATAGATCTTACTACTTGTCACGCTGAAGGTGTATGATGTCCCCAAATCAGCCGGGACCAGAACATGCCAGAATTAGAAGTCAAAGGGCTCGATCGAAGCGAATGGGGCAGTTCGATCGTCCGCGTGCATCAGTCGTATCGGAGTGGGGTTGGGCGATACGGCGTCGCTCGAATAATAAACACTGCCGACCGATCTAAGTCATGCGATGCAGTTTTGCTCGGCCACGACGATCACACCTCTATCTACATGGCCTTCGATTCAAGGCAATCACTTGGAGTCAAGAAGAACGAGCCGCTGAATTTTGAAATCAAAGAGCTCGGGGCGTTTGGCAAGGTGTGCTGGTATCTTCGGACGCCGGATCCCCGAATCTACATTCCAGCTTGGCTTGCGGTTTGGTCGGTAGGCCTTGGAGCAATTGGGATCGTGCTTGGACTCATTTCGCTGTTCAAATGACGCAGTAGCCCGCCGCCCCAGCAAGGACGGCGGTCCTCAGTGTGTTGGGCCGTGTGCGTCAGTCGCGGATAGTGTAAACGCGGCCCCGATCCTCGACCTTGTCCGAGGTCACTTCGAGCCCGAGCTTCTTCTTGAGCGTGCCGGACATCGCGCCGCGCACGGTGTGTGACTGCCATCCAGTCGCGGCCATGATCTCCGCGATGGTCGCGCCGTCTGGCGCGCGCAACATGGCGATGAGAGTGGCCTGCTTGGTGCCCCCGCGCGGCGTGCGGGTCTTGGGGGCTGCGTCTTTGGTCGGTTTGACCTCCGCGCCACCAGTCTCAATTCCAATGGCGGCGAGGCCTGTGTCGGTGGCGACCAGCGTGACGCCATGCCCGTCGCCGGTCTCGCGCCAGACGGCTTCGCCTTTGCACATATCGGCCTCCACCTCTTCGATGAGGCCTTTTGCGAGCATAGCGCCGACCACCTTGGCGGCGGCCCCGCCGCGCAGGCTGTCGGGAAGCGGCAAGGCGATATGGCCGTCGCGTTGGGACGCGGCGCTGAGAATGATGGCTTGGGTGTCGGTAAGTTTGGTCATGTTTGCCTCCGGGTTTGGGCCGCGCGGAGTGCGTGGCTTCTACCGAGGCGAGCCCGCCGCTTGGGCGGGCCGGGACCGGCGCGCGATGGCTCAGTTGTCGCGCGCGATCAGGGCAAGGAGGACGGCCGCCATGCCCCCGAGATATTCGCTGCGGCGAAACACGATCTCGTCGATCTCGCTCGCGGCGTTGATGGTCGGGTCGACCTGAAGGTCGCTGCCCATGTGCGGCATAAGACGGGTGGCCTCGCGGTTATAGCGCTCTGCAAGGGTGCTGCTCATCGGGGTCACTCCGCGTATTCGCCTTCGCCAAAGGCGCTGTCCGTGATGCGCTCCAGGAGGCAGGCGTAGTGCTCGAGGCTGCCGACGGTGGCCCAGCCGATCTCGTCGGGGTGGCAGTTGAAGTGTTCATCGCTGAGGCCTTGCAACCGGGCGAGCATCTCGTCGATCTCGGCCTTCTTGCCGATGAAGGCATTCAAAGCCGCCTCCTTGTTGCGGCGTGCCTTCTCGGCGCGAAGCTGGTGGCGGGGCGTTGTCTGTGGGTTAAGGCGGGTCATCGTGGCGGCTCCGTGGTGAGTTGCATCGTTTTCGTAGGACCACGTTCGCTCTGGTGCGGAGGCATATCAACTACATAAGCACATGATTTTGAATGATAATCGGAGCATTTCATGGAGGGTCTGAGCGAGCGCCAATACGCCGCCCGCGTCGGTCTCTCAAGCGGAGCTATCCAGAAGGCCAAGGCAACGGGACGCGTGGTTCTGCATTCCGATGGCAGTATCGACGCGGAGGCGAGCGATGCGCTGCGAGCGCAGGCAACCGACCCGTCGAAAACCCGCAAAGCGCCTAACGCGAAGCTCAAACCCGTCCCGGAGGCGGCGGTCTCAGCTGTCGGCGAAACGCTGCGCGAACAGGGAATGTCTGCCCCGCCGATGGGCAACGGGACCACCTTCCTGCAGGCCAAGACGGCCAACGAGGTTCTGAAGGCGCAGGAACGCCGCCTGCGGCTGCAAAAACTGAAAGGCGAGTTGATCGACCGCGCCCGCGCGCTGTCCCTGGTGTTTCGGTTGGCGCGGCAGGAACGGGATGTCTGGGTCAACTGGCCCGCACGCGCGGCGGCTTTGATGGCGGCTGATCTGGGCGTCGAGCCCGCCGCGATGCAGAAGGTTCTGGAGAAACATGTCCGTGCCCAGCTCGACGATCTTGCCGAGGTCCAAGCCGATCTCCGGTGAGGACGACTTCGATGGCGCGGCCGAAATCCTGCGTGCCTGGAGTGAAGGCCTCACGCCGGATCCGGACCTGACGGTTTCGCAATGGGCGGATCGGCACCGGATGCTCTCAGGGCGGGCATCGGCCGAGCCGGGGCGGTATCGCACCGCCCGCACGCCCTACATGGGCGAGATCATGGACCGGCTGTCGCCCGGCGATCCGACACAGCGGATTGTCTTCATGAAGGCCGCTCAGGTCGGGGCGACCGAAGCGGGTAACAACTGGATCGGCTTCGCGATCCACCAGGCACCAGGGCCGATGCTCGCCGTCCAGCCCACTGTGGAACTGGCGAAACGGAACTCGCGGCAGCGGATTGATCCGCTGATCGACGAAAGCCCGGAGCTGCGGGAGCGGGTCAAACCGGCGCGCTCGCGGGATGCGGGCAACACAATGCTGTCGAAGGAATTCGCCGGCGGCATCCTGATCATGACCGGGGCGAACTCGGCGGTTGGGCTGCGCTCGACCCCGGCGCGCTACATCTTCCTCGACGAGGTCGATGCCTATCCGGCCTCGGCCGACGAGGAAGGCGATCCTGTCACGCTGGCCGAGGCGCGGTCGCTGACTTTTGCCCATCGGCGCAAGGTGTTCCTGGTCTCAACGCCGACCATTCGGGGGATGAGCCGGATCGAACGGGACTATGAGGCCAGCGATCAACGCCGGTTCTTCGTGCCCTGTCCGCATTGCGGCGAGATGCAGTGGCTGAAATTCGAACGGCTGCGCTGGCAGAAGGGACAGCCGGAAACGGCGGAGTATCACTGCGAGGGCTGCGACACGCCCGTCGCGGAACATCACAAGACGGCAATGCTGGAGGCTGGCGAATGGCGGGCGACCGCGACGGCAGTGGATCCCAATTCCGTCGGCTACCACCTCTCGGCGCTCTATTCGCCCATCGGCTGGCTCAGCTGGGAGCGGATCGTGCGGGCATGGGACGCGGCCCAAGGGTCCGATGAGGCGATCAAGGCGTTCCGCAACACGATCCTCGGCGAGACATGGGTCGAGACAGGGGAAGCGCCGGACTGGCAGCGGCTTTACGACCGGCGTGAGCGCTGGACACCCGGGATGGTGCCTGCGGGCGGGTTGTTCCTCACCGCTGGGGCCGACGTGCAGAAGGACCGGATCGAGGTCGATGTCTGGGCCTGGGGCCGAGGTCTGGAAAGCTGGCTGGTCGATCACATCGTGATTGAGGGCGGGCCCGACCGGCATGAGGCCTGGGCCGACCTGACAGACCTGCTCGGTCGGACGTGGCCGCATGAAGGTGGCGCGCATCTGAAGATCGCGCGGCTTTCCATCGACACGGGCTATGAGGCCCCGGCGGTCTATGGCTGGTCGCGGGCTCAGGGGTTCGCGCAGGTGTCGCCGGTCAAGGGCGTGGAGGGGTTCAATCGGGCAAGCCCGGTGTCGGGGCCCACTTATGTGGATGCGACCGAGGGCGGCAAACGTCTGCGTCGGGGTGCGCGCCTCTGGACCGTGGCGGTGTCGACCTTCAAGGCCGAGACCTATCGCTTCCTGCGGCTCGAACGGCCGACCGAGGAGGACATGGCCAATGGTGCGGCGTTCTCACCGGGAACGGTCCACCTGCCGCATTGGGTCGAGAACGAATGGCTGAAGCAGTTCGTGGCCGAGCAGCTGGTGACGGTGCGCACGAAACGTGGCTTCGCCAAGCTCGAATGGCAGAAGCTCCGCGAGCGGAACGAGGCGCTGGATTGCCGGGTCTATGCCCGCGCCGCCGCCTGGATCGCGGGCGCGGACCGCTGGTCTGAGGAGAAATGGCGCGATCTCGAGGATCAGCTCGGGTCCGCGCCTTACGGTGACACCGATCCCGCCGGACAGATCAACCGGCCGGGGCAGGTCCCGCAGGGCAAGCGCCGCTCCGACTGGCTCGGGCGACGGGAAGGATGGTTTTGAACATGACCGACTGGACGGAAACCGAGCTCTCGGCGCTGCGCCGGGCCTATGCCAGCGGCACGACCCGGGTCAGCTATGACGGCAAATCGGTGGATTACGGCTCGGCCGAGGACCTTCTCGCGCGCATCCGCACCATCGAACGCGCCGTTGCGGGCACCACACGGCCGCTGCCCATGGCCGGGCTGGCAGGCTTTTCGCGCGGGGATCGCTGATGTCGGCAAACTGGTTCGACAGGGCCATTGCCTCCGTCGCCCCTCGGGCCGCCGCCAGGCGCGTGTTGGCCCGTCAGGCCTTCGAGACCCTGACGCGCGGCTATGACGGGGCCGCGAAAGGGCGACGGACGGACGGCTGGCGCGCGCCGGGATCCTCGGCCGACACCGAGATCGGGGTGGCCGGGGCGCTCTTGCGCGACCGGATGCGGGATCTGGTGCGCAACAACCCGCATGCGGCAAAAGCCGTCGCGGTGCTGGTCAACAATATCATCGGCGCGGGGATCATGCCGCGCGCCGCGAGTGGTAACGAGGCTTTGGACCGCAAGGTCGACGCGCTCTTCGAACGCTGGACGGCGGACTGCGACGCGGACGATCAGCTCGACTTCTATGGGCTCCAGACCCTGATCTGCCGCGAGATGATCGAGGCGGGCGAAGTCCTGGTGCGCCGCCGCCTGCGTCGGGCGAGCGATGGCCTGTCGGTGCCCCTGCAACTGCAGGTGCTGGAGGCCGACTTCCTCGACGCCTCGAAATCCGGCGCGCTCGGCGCGGGACGCCTTGTGCAGGGGATCGAGTTCGACCCGGTCGGCAAGCGCCGGGCCTACTGGCTGCATGCCGAGCATCCGGGCGACGTCTACGGGTCACTGCAGAACGGGTTGCAGAGCCGCCCGGTCCCGGCAACCGAGATCGCCCATATCTATGAAAAGCAGCGCACGCAGGCGCGTGGCGTTCCCTGGGGCGCGCCGGTGATCCGGTCGTTGCGCGATCTCGACGACTACGAGGTGGCCGAACTGGTCCGCAAGAAGACCGAGGCCTGCGTCACCGCCATCGTCTTCGGCGACGACGAGGCGCAGCAGGGCATCGCGCCAGCCGTGGTCGATGCCGACGGCAACAGGGTGGAGCAGTTCGAGCCGGGCTTGATCGCCTATGCGCGCGGCGGCAAGGACATCCGCTTCAACCAGCCCTCAGCCACCGGCGGTTATGGCGAATACAAGCGAGCCAGCCTGCACACCATCTCGGCCGGGTTCCGGGTGCCCTATGAGCTGCTGACCGGCGATCTCAGCCAGGTCAACTATTCCTCGATCCGGGCTGGGCTCGTCGAGTTCCGCCGCCAGATCGACGCCGTGCAATGGCAGCTCTTCATCCCGATGTTCTGCGCGCCCGTCTGGCGGTGGTTCACGGAAGCCGCATGGGCGGCGGGCCAGATCCCGTCGCCGACCGTGCCGGTCGAATGGTCGCCGCCGAAGTTCGAGGCGGTCGATCCACAGAAGGACGCGATGGCCAACCTGCTGTCGATCCGCTCCGGCACCATGACGCTGGCGGAAGTGATCGCCCGGCAGGGCCGTAACCCGGATGCCGTGCTGGCCGAGATCGCCGCGACGAACGCCAAGCTCGACGCGCTGGGGCTGGTGCTCGACAGCGACCCGCGCCGCGTCACCAAGACGGGCAGCGCGCAGAGCAACGATCCGGCCGCCGATCCGACAAACGACCTCTCCGCCGACGCGGATGCCACAGACCCGGCGCAGGCCGACCAACAGGACTGACCTTCATGGACACGATGATCGAACTGCCGGCCCTGCGCCGGTCGGCGGAGCTTGCGCCGAATAGCGTCGACAATGACGCGCGCACCGTCGAAGTGATCTGGTCGGCAGGCGCTCGCGTTCGTCGCGCCAGTTTCTTCGGTGAACCCTATGACGAGGAACTGAGCCTCGATCCCGCCCATGTCCGGCTCGACCGGTTGAACGCGGGCGCGCCGTTCCTGAAGGTGCACGAAATCGACACGCTCGACGCCGTCATCGGCTCGGTCGTGCCGGGTTCAGCCCGGATCGAGAACGGCCGCGGCATCGCCTTGGTGCGGATCAGCGAGCGTGCCGATGTCGAGCCGATCTGGCGCGACATCCAGGCCGGGCACATCCGCGCGGTCTCGATCGGCTACCAGGTCCACCGCTTCGAGGTCTCCAAGCCCGATGGCGGGCGCGAGCTTTGGCGGGCGGTCGATTGGACCCCGTTCGAGATCTCGGCCGTGCCGGTCGGCGCCGATCCCGCCGCGGGCTTCCGCGCCAAGGGCGAACATCACGACTGCGTCCTCCATCGCCGGGACGCCGAAACCAGCGAAGGAGCATCCCCGATGACCGACAAGACGACCCCGGCCGCCCCGGCCGACGACACAACCGATACGGCAGCGACCGAGGAGATCACCATGCCCGACGACAAGACCGGCGCGGCCGAGGCGCAAACGCGCAGCCAGCCCAATGCCCTCAAGCCCGAAGCCCCCGACACCGAGGCCATCGCGACCCGCGCCCGCGAGGCCGAGCGCGACCGCGTCTCCACCATCTACGATCTGGCCGGGCGGCTGAACCTCGAGCGTGGCTTCGCCGAGGATCTGGTCAAGCGCGGCGTCAGCGTGGACGAATCCCGCCGCCTGATCCTCGACCAGGTCGCCGCGAAGTCCGACGAGACCCGGACCTTCCCCCATGTCTCCGTGCCTCTCGGCGGCCGGGACGAGCGCATCACCCGGCGCGATGCCGTGGCGAACGCGCTCTTGCACCGCTACAGCCCGACGCTGTTCCCGCTCGAGGATGCCGCGCGCCAGTATCGCGGCATGACGCTCTTGGAACTCGCCCGCGAGAGCCTCGGCAATGCCGGGGTCAACACGCGCGGCCTGTCGCGCGACGAGGTGGCGACGCGCGCGCTACATTCGACCTCTGACTTCCCCGAGATCCTCTCGGCCGTCACCAACAAGACGCTGCGGCAGGCCTATGACGCCTATCCCCGGACCTTCGCGCTCTTCTGCCGCCAGGTGCTTGCCACCGACTTCAAATCCATGCACCGCGTCCAGCTCGGCGAAGCGCCGCAGTTGCTGGAGGTCGGCGAAAGTGGCGAGTTCAAGCGCGGCACGCTGGGCGAGAGCAAGGAGAGCTACAAGGTCAAGACCTATGGCCGGGTGGTCGCGATCACCCGGCAGGTGCTGATCAACGACGATCTCGACGCCTTCACGCGCATCCCGGCGATGTACGGCAACTCCATCGCCCAGCTGGAAAGCGACGTGGTCTGGGGTATCATCACCGCCAACCCGGCGATGGCCGATGGTAACGCGCTGTTCCACACCACGCACAAGAACCTCGCGGGCACCGGCGCGGCGCTGGCCGTCGATGCGGTGGGCGCGGCCCGTGCGGCGATGGCGCTGCAGACCGGGCTCGACAAGAAGACGGTGCTGAACATCCGCCCCGCCTTTCTGATCGTGCCCGCCGCGCTGGAACTGAAGGCCGAACAGCTCGTGGCTCAGAACCTCGTGCCTGCTGCTACCTCCAGCGTGGTGCCGCAGTCGATCCGGACGCTCTCGCCGATCAGCGAGCCGCGCCTTGATGCGGCCAGCGCCACCGCCTGGTATCTGGCGGCCAGCCCGAACCAGATCGACACCATCGAGTACGCCTATCTCGAGGGCCAGCAGGGCGCCTACATCGAGACGCGCAACGGCTTCGACGTCGACGGCGTCGAGATCAAGTGCCGCCTCGACTTCGGCGCCAAGGCCATCGACTGGCGCGGCCTATACAAGAACCCGGGTGCGTGACGCCCGCTTCCTGAACCCTGACTCGCGGGCGGTCCTCACGGGCCGCCCTTCGTCTCTCCACGAGGATCACCCCCCATGAAAAACTTCGTTCAGCCCGGCAACACCGTTACCCTGACCGCACCCTATGCCGTCGCCTCCGGCGATGGCCTGCTCGTCGGTTCCATCTTCGGCGTTGCGGCAGGCACCGCCGCCCTCGGCGAGCCCGTCGAGACCGTGCTCACCGGCGTCTTCTACCTCACCAAGATCGGCTCGCAGGCCTGGACCGCGGGTGCCAGGATCTACTGGGACGACACCAACAAGCGCACCACCAACGTGGCGACCTCGAACACCCTGATCGGTGTCGCCACCGACGCTGTCGCAGGCGGGGCTGGTGACACCATCGGCCGCGTGCGCCTGAACGCCTCGTTCTGATGACTGCATTTGCCGCCATCGTAGATGCGCTCTTCGCCGATCCGAACATCGGACGCGAAGCTGTCTACATCACTGATGCCGGCGCGCCCGTTCTGGTGCGCGTGGTTGCTCGGCAGGCCGATGCGATCACCGACTTCGGCGACGCACGGCTCTGGTCGGAAACGACCCGTATTGACCTGCGCCTTGCCGATGTTGCGAACCCGCGCCCCGGTGATCGGATCGAAATCGACGGTGACGCGTTCCTTATCCAGGGGGAGCCCGTCCGTGACCGCGAGCGCCTGGTCTGGACCGTGGACCTGCGCCCGGCATGAAGCTGAGGCTCGACATCATGCCGGACCTCGTCGCCGCCATGGCGGCCGAGGTGAAGGCGGGCGAGAAGGCCGTCACCGCTGCGATGCGCGAGGCCGGAACCGGGTTGAAGTCTTCGTGGCGGACCCAGATCACTGGCGCAGGGCTTGGGCGACGGCTCGCCAACTCGATCCGCAACCAGACGTTCCCGCGCGCAGGCGAAAGCCTTGATGCCGCCGCTCTGGTCTGGTCGAAAGCTCCAATCATCGTGGGTGCACACGACACTGCTCCACTGATCCGCTCGAAAGATGGGTTCTATCTTGCGATCCCGACCGAAGCTGCGGGCCGAGGTCTGCGCGGTCGACGTATCACCCCGGGCGAATGGGAGCGGCGGCGCGGATTGCGCCTGCGCTTCGTATATCGTCGCCGAGGTCCGAGCCTGCTGGTCGCCGACCGAGCCCGCATCAACAAACGCGGTCAAGCGGTGGCCTCGCGCTCGAAAACCGGCCGCAACCAGGTCACCGCGCCGATCTTCCTGCTGGTCCCGCAGGTCAAGCTACCGAAGCGGCTGGACCTCGACCGTGATGCCGAACGGGCGCTCGATAGTGTGCCGGGGTTGATCGTTGCAAACTGGGTGGAGGAAAAATACTGAATTCGAAGGGGCTTCCGTTCAAGGCTCACTCTGTTACTGACATTTGAAGTGATAGATCAACCCCGTCCAAGTTGCAGATTCGGATACGCCCTAGATGAGCCTAGCTGCCATAGAAAATGCTATCAGCAACCTCTCAAATTACATGAGATTATACACCGAGGCCCATGGTCGTTTCGCGAGCCTTTTTGACGTGGACCGCGAGGAGGCGATCCATAACATGGAGCGGGCATTCGAGGCAAAACTGGAGGCGTTCCACACCCTCTATGATGTCTCAAAAGTTCACTTTCCATATTTCGATCACGGCGACACATGTGCGCTGATCGCGTTACGGAATGCCATACACCATCGAGACCACCCTCTATTCCAAGGCCTCTTGTCTGACTTGTGGTTGCGTGGCGATCCAAACCAATGGAACGGCGCGACGTACTTACTGGCTCGGCATCGAATGACTAGTGAAGGCATGTTGCCGATGACTGCCTATTTCAAGCTAGATGATTTCCGGTTGCGACTAGATCCAGCGGCGGAGTCGCCGTACCTGGACAGGTTTTTGAAGGGTGAGAAAGCGCTTCAGAGATTTTGTCTCATTCGTGATGAATTGGGGTTAGATGCTATCCGGCAGGTTTCGGAGGCAGAGCGATATCCTGACAAACAAGTATATGTTGACATGATGCCGGTGTTTGTTTCCGCAGTTGCTCGAGTGTTTAAAGCTTTGGACGAAGCCGGTGCCAACTTCAACGGCTTCGACGCAGAAACCTACAAGACGCCATTCACATCGGAACTTGAAGTAGACCTGAAATCGATCGATTACCACCCTCTTAAGTTGAATGGCGTTTTTTAACCTTCAGCGGTCAGAACAAAGCTGCAGGACACTCGGTACTAGAAAGCCCCATGGCCACTCCTCGCGAAACCATCCTCACCGTGCTACACGCGCGGCTCTCGGCGCTGCCTGCCACCGCCCTTCGCAGCGAGGTGCTCCCCGAACGCGTACCGGCGGAGGGACTGCTGATCCTGCGCGATGGCGAGCCCGGCGAACCCGAGGTGACGCTTTCGCCGCTTGCCTACCACTATCAGCACCGCGCGGAGATCGAGGCGGTTGTGCAGGGCGCCGACCGTGACGCTGCCTTCGACACGTTGACCGCCAGCATCGGCTCGGCGCTCGCCACCGACCGCACGTTGGGCGGCCTTTGCGACTGGGTGGAGGCAGAAGCGCCGCGCCCGGCGGATCTGCCGATCGAGGGCGCGGCCAGCCTGAAGGCCGCCGTGATCCCGGTGGTGCTGCACTATTCCACGGCCGACCCGCTCGGCTGACCCCGACAACCCGAGGAGAACACAATGGCACGAGCCCAAGGGGCGCGGGCGCAGATGGCGCTTGCGTTCGAGACGACTTACGGAACGCCCCCGGTGGGCGGTTTCACGAAATTGCCCTTCGCAAGCACCTCGCTGGGCGCGGAGCAACCACTGCTGAACTCCGAGCTTCTCGGCTACGGCCGCGATCCACTGGCGCCGATCAAGGATGCGGTGACGGCCGACGGCGATGTTGTGGTGCCGCTTGACACCGAGGCCTTCGGGTTCTGGCTGAAGGCAGCTTTTGGTGACCCGACCACGACCGGCACAGGGCCCTGGACCCATGAGTTTCAGTCGGGGTCCTGGACGCTGCCCAACATGTCCATAGAGACTGGCATGCCGGAGGTGCCCCGCTATGCGATGTATTCCGGCTGCGTGCTCGATCAGATCAACTGGCAGATGCAGCGCTCTGGTCTGCTGACCGCAACGGCCCGGCTGGTGGCGCAGGGCGAGACTGTCGGCACGGCAACAAGTGCAGGCACGCCAGCCGCCCTCGAATTGCAGCGCTTCGGCCATTTCAACGGGGCGATCACGCGGAATGGCTCCTCCCTGGGCAATGTCGTCTCGGCCGACATCACCTATGCCAACAACCTCGACCGCATTGAGACCATTCGTTCGGATGGTCGTATCGACGGCGCAGACCCCTCCATCGCTGCGCTGACCGGCACCATCGAAGTGCGGTTCGCCGATCAGACGCTAGTGACACAAGCGATCAACGGCGATCCCTGCGAGCTAGAGTTCGCCTATCTGCTGCCCTCTGGCGAGAGCTTCACCTTCACCGTGCACGCCGTCTACCTGCCGCGCCCGCGCATCGAGATTTCCGGGCCGCAGGGTGTGCAGGCGACCTTCGACTGGCAGGCCGCGCGCGACAGCGTCGTCGGCCGGATGTGCACCGCCACTCTCGTAAATGATGTGGAGACCTACTGATGCTGACGCTCGACCTGACGAATGCACCACGCTGGCATGATCTTGCCCCCGGCGTGCGGGCGCAACTGCGACCGCTGACTACCGCGCTGATGGTGGCCACCCGCAGCGATCCCGCCGTCGAGACGGTGCCCGAGGAGGCCTCCGACGAGGAACGCGCCGTCGCCTTCGCCAAGGCGCTGGCGCGCCGGGCGGTTCTCGCTTGGGATGGCATCGGGGACGCTGACGGGAAACCAATCGAGCCTAGCCCCGAGGCCATCGACGCGCTCTTGGACATCTGGCCGATCTTCGAGGCATTCCAACTGACCTACGTGTCCAAGGGCCTGCTGCTGGAACAGGAAAAAAACGTCTCCGCGTCCTTGCCGAGTGGTCCTTCGGCGGGGGCGACCGATACTGCCAAGCCTGCGCGGAAGCGTGCGAAGACTGCCCGACGCGGCTAAACCAGCCGCTGACTTATGAGGGCTGGCAGGTCTGGGACCTGGTCGACCGTCTCGGCGGCCAACTCCGTGTCCTGCCGGGCGCGGTCGTCGGCTGGGACATGTCGGCCGCGCTGGCGCTCGGTGACGCGCTCGGCGTGCCACAGCTCATTATGGCCGAACTGCTGCCCGTCATCGAAGCGGTGATGGTCGCGAAACTCAACGAACAGATGGATCATTCCCATGGCTGAGAAACGCGTCTCCGTCCGCCTCGCGGCCGTGGGCGGACGGCAGGTGCGCGCCGAACTGGAAGGTGTCGGCGAAGCTGGATCGCGCGGCTTCGGACGGCTGAGCCGCGAGATGGAAGCGGCCAATACCCGGCTTGCGGCCTTCTCGCGACGGGTGCGGATTGCCGCAGCTGCAGCGGTCGCCGCAGCCGCTGCCGCGGGCGTCGCCATGGTCCGCTCCGGCCTTCAGACGGTCGATGCACAGGCAAAGTTGGCACAATCGCTGGGAACTACCGTGGCCTCGATCCAGACGCTGGAGCGCGCGGGCGAGCTGGCGGGCGTCTCCATATCGGGCATCGAACAGGCGACAAAGGATCTGACGCGCCGCCTCAGTCAGGCGGCCGCCGGGACCGGACCCGCAGCGGATGCGCTTGATCGGCTGGGGCTCTCCGCGACCGACTTGATTGCCCTGCCGCTCGACCAGCGGGTTGGTGCCATCAACGCGGCCATCGAGGAATTTGTGCCCGCCGCCGAACGCGCGGCCATCGCCGGTCAGCTTTTCGGCGAGGAAGGCTCCATCGCCATGTCGCGCATCGACACCGCGACACTGCGCCAGGCGACCGAAGATGTTCTCGCCTTCGGTGTCGTCGTCTCCGAGCAGGATGCCGACCAGATCGAGCGAACCAATGACGCGATCTCCCGGCTGGGGCTGATCTGGCGCGGGCTTTCAAACCAGCTGGCCGTTGCCGCAGCCCCCGCGCTGGAAGCCGTCGCCGATGCCATGGCCGCGATCGCGAGCCGCGCCGGTCCGCTCGGCATCGCGATCCGCGGGCTCTTCGACAAGATCGGTCGCCTGACCACTTATGCTGCCACCTTCGCAGCGTTCCTCGCGGGACGCTGGGTGACTGGCATGGCCGCCGCAGCGCTGTCGGTGCGCGGGCTTGCCACGGCGCTGGTCCTGTTGCGTGGCGCCCTGATCCGCACCGGCATCGGCGCGCTCATCGTTGGCGCAGGCGAGCTTGTCTACCAGTTCACCCGCCTCGTGTCGGGAGCTGGCGGATTTGGTGAGGCAATGTCGCTTCTGAAGGACCTCGCCGTCGAGGTCTGGGAACGCATCAAGATGGGAGCTGCGGCGGCGGGCGCTGCCGCCACGGCGATGTTCTTCGATCTGAAGGCCGATGCCGCCTCTGGCATGCAGAGCGCCATAGAGAGCGTCGTGGCTTTCGGCAACACGGCTGCGAACACGTTTGAGGGAGCCTATGAGGCGATCAAGGCGATCTGGGGCCTGCTGCCAGCCGCCATCGGCGATCTCGCGTTTCAGGCGGCCAACAGCCTGATCGACGGTGTTGAGGCGATGCTGAACGGCGTGGTCTCGCGCATCAACGGCTTCATCGGCGGCATCAACCAGGGGCTGGAAGCGCTCGGCTCCGAGCGGCGCATCTCGCTTGTGCCCGACCTTGACCTCGGCGAGATCGAGAACCGCTTCGAGGGCGCGGCCAGTGCTGCAACGACAGCGGCACAGGCGGCGTTCGACCGGGCCTTCGAGGACAATCCGCTGACCGCGCCCGATCTCGGCCTGACGGACGCGGCCAACCGCGCGCTCAAGTCCGCGAACCTCTATCGCGGTGCGGCGCGCGATCTGGCCGAGGGCGCTCGCGCTCCACTCGAAAGCTGGCAGGCGCTGCGCGAAGCGGTGCGCGGCACGGATGAGGACGGCGCCGATGCGCTGGCCGAGGCCACGGCCGCGGCGGAACGGTTCGAAACCGCGCTCGACGGCGCCGGATTGGCTGCGACCGATGCCGGTGCCGCCGCTGGCGAAGGTGCCGAGAGTGCCCTGACCGGATGGCAGGCGGTGACGGCAGCGCTCTCGGACTATGCCAGCCGGGCGCGGGAGATCGGCGGCGATATCGGCCAGAGCCTCGTCAGCGCGTTCCAGTCGGCCGAGAACGCGGTCGGCCAGTTCGTGAAGACTGGCAAGCTGAACTTCCGCGACCTGGTTACCTCGCTGCTGGCTGATCTCGCCCAGCTCGCGGCGCGGCGCTTCATCCTCGGGCCGATCGCAAACGCGCTCTCCGGCGTCTTCTCCGGGGCGGGCGGCATCTTCGCCAACGTCCTGCATGCGGGAGGGATGGTGGGGTCCGCGGGACCGTCGCGCATGGTCCCGGCCATGGCCTTCGCCGCTGCGCCCCGGATGCATGACGGCGGCATGACCGGACTCCGCCACGACGAGGTGCCCGCGATCCTGCAGCGCGGCGAGCGGGTGCTGTCGCGGCGGGAGGCGCAGAGCTACGGCGCAGGCGGCGTCAACGTCACCGTCATGGCGCGCGACGCCGAGAGCTTCAGGCAGTCCCGCACACAAGTCGCCGCGGACATCGCCCGTGCCGTTTCGCTCGGGCGGAGGGGCATGTGATGGCGTTTCACGAGGTCAGGTTTCCCGACAACGTCAGCCGGGGCGCGCGAGGCGGGCCCGAGCGGCGAACCCAGATCGTCGAGCTCGCTTCAGGCGACGAAGAACGAAATGCCAGCTGGGCCAATTCACGTCGTCGCTATGACGTTGCCTATGGGATCCGTCGCGCCGATGATCTGGCGGCGGTGGTCGCCTTCTTCGAGGCGCGCAATGGCCGCCTGCATGGTTTCCGCTTCAAGGATTGGGGTGACCACAAGTCCTGCCTTCCGTCGGGCACGCTAGCGCCGACCGACCAGGCGATCGGCACCGGCGACGGCGCGACGACCGCCTTCCAGCTGGCCAAGCACTACGCTTCGGGCGCGCAATCTTGGAAGCGCGCCATTGCCAAACCAGTGACCGGAACTGTGCGCATTGCGCTGGCAGGCGTGGAGCAGCCCTCCGGCTGGTCCATCGACACAACCACCGGTCTTATCACCTTTGCCAACGCGCCAGGCGCAGGGGTTGCGATCACCGCAGGCTTCGCCTTCGACGTGCCGGTCCGCTTCGACACCGACGCGCTCGACGTGACTCTCGACCTCGAGCGGCTCGGCTCCATCACTTCCATCCCGCTTCTGGAGATCCGGCGATGAATGAAGAGACCGGATTTCTGGCTGCTGTTCTCCGAGAACTTGGCGCCTCCACGGCCGTCATCCTCGCCATTTGGGGCGCGCTCGGAGGCGCGACAAACGCGCTGACCACGAGAATGCGATTGCGCGAGGCGCTGCGGCACATCCTGCTCGGCGGCCTGATCGCAGCCGGGATGGGGAGCCTGTCTATGGCGCTCGTAACCTCTTGGCTCAACCTGCCAATCGAAGCCATCCCGGCAGGCGGGGCGGCAGGGTCGGCCGCCTATCTTGTCGGCGTCTTCGGACCAGCATTCATCGAAGTCGCCCTGGCGCGCCTTCGCGCAGGAAAAGGAGGCGACAGCGATGAATGAGCTTCTTCGCTTGGCGCGCGCCCTTCGCTGCGACCCAGCGGACGCTCGATTGGCCTTTGCCCACCGCGCGCGTGTCGGCCTTTTCGTCGCCGCGCTCATCCTCGTCCTCTCGCTTCTGAGGTAATCCCATGCGAATGACTGACCGGGGTTTTCTGGCCCTTGTCCGGCACGAAGGTATCGTGCCCGGACCCTATCTCGATGTGAAACAGGTCTGGACCTTCGGCATCGGCCACACGGCCGCGGCCGGGCCGCCCGATCCGGTCACCATGCCGCGCGGCATGCCCGCCGATCTCGACGCCGGAATCCGAGAAGCGTTCCGGGTCTTCCGCGCCGATCTGGTTGCTTACGAGGACGCTGTCCTGCGCTCTGTGAAGCTGCCGCTTGAGCCGCACGAGTTCGATGCGCTGGTCAGCTTCCACTACAACACAGGTGGCATCGCCAAGGCTGCGCTTACCCGGCACCTCAATGCCGGAAATCGCGTTGCAGCCGCCGGCGCGTTTCTGAACTGGCGGCGACCGGCCTCGATCATCCCGCGCCGGGAGACCGAGCGCGACCTGTTCCGGCATGGGAGCTATCCCGATGGCAAGATCCCGGTCTGGTCGGTCGATCGCACCGGCCGCGTGGATTTCTCGCGGCCGATCCGCCGCCTGACCGAGGATGAGGCTCTGGACCTGCTGCGGCCAGCCAGGCCCGCAAAACCTGCAACGCCCAACGCGCCGACCGGCTGGCTCCCCCGACTTGTCGCCTTTTTCTCCAACCTGATCCGGATGGCCTGATCCCCATGCGTTACGTTCGCCCCAACTCGCTCACCTGGTGGGCGGGATGCCTCGCCATGCTCACCGGCATCGCGTCTCTCGCGCTGCCCGCCACCGGGCCGCTCGCCGAACTGGCACGTCTCGTCGCGCTGCTTGCCGGCTCGGGCGACGCCTCGCCAGCGGGGCTGATGTTCCTCGGTCTTGGCCTGATCGGCCTGCGCGACCGGATCGAGCGCGGGTTCCGCGGCGATGCTTGAATTCTTCGCAGGCTTGGTCGCGGGCGGCTGCGTCGGCGTCTTCGTCGTCGCCCTCTGCGTGGCCGCCGCGCGCGGGGAGCGGGACGATGGCTGATCTCCTCATCTGGCTAGTCGCGGCTCTGTGCGCGGTCGGAGGTGTCGTCCTCGGCCGGGTCTGGGGGCGCGCGGAAGGGGAGCGCGTGGGCAAACGGGAGGCGGAACGCGATGCGATGGAAGACAAAGGCGAGCGCGTCGAGCGCGGGCAAGCTGCGGTTCGTGACGGTCGCGGTGCTGGCGATCCTGCTGACCGGCTGCGCCGCAACGATGGGCGCTGGTGATGCGGGCTGCGCCTCCTATGCCGAGGCGCGGCTGGCCCGGCCGCCAGCCTCTACCGTCGCCGACGTGCCCCCTGAATGGGCGACCTGGATCGCCGATCTCGACGACCGCATGACAGGAACCTGCCGATGAAATCCCTCTCGCCCGCGCTGCAGGCCCATCTCGACGAGGGCACGACCACGCTCGCGTGGTGCTGGCGGATCAGCCGCGCCGACGACGTCACTTTCGGCTTCACCGATCACGACCGGACGCTCAGCTTCGACGGCACGGAGTTCGAGCCGGAAAGCGGGCTGACCGCGTCCGAGGTGCGCTCGGGCTCGGACCTGTCCGTCGATGCGCAGGACGCCGAGGGCGTGCTGACCTCGGAGCGGATCACCGAGACCGACATTCTCGACGGCCGCTGGGATAACGCCGAGGTCGAGGTCTGGCGCGTGAACTGGGCCGACACGAACCAGCGGGTGCTGATGCGTCGAGGCGCCATCGGCCAGATCCGGCGCGGGCGGCTCGCCTTCGTCGCGGAGGTCCGGTCGCTCGCCCATGTGCTCGGCCAGACGGTCGGGTGGACCTTCCAGGCGACCTGCGATGCCGCACTTGGCGATGCGCGCTGCGGTGTCGATCTCGAGGATCCGGCCTACAAGGGCGCGGGCGCCGTGATAGACCAGCTGTGGGATCGGGCCTTCACCGTCTCGGGGCTCAGCGGCTTCGAAGCCGGCTGGTTCACCTTCGGCACGATGGACTGGACGAGTGGCGCGAACGCGGGTCGGCGCACCGAGGTGCTCGGCCATGACGTTGCCGACGGCATCGCCTTGCTCACGCTGCTCGAGGCGCCGGTGCGCGCGATCGCCGAGGGCGACGCGTTCACCATCCGCGCGGGCTGCGACAAGCGGATCGAGACCTGCGGCGCGAAGTTCGCCAACACCGTCAATTTCCGCGGCTTTCCGCACATCCCCGGTCAGGACACGATCCTGCGCTACGCGACCAAGGACGGTGGCCACGACGGAGGCGTGTTGTGACGCCGGCCGACCCAGATAGGGTCATCGCCGCGGCGTGCGCGTGGCTCGGCACGCCCTACCACGACCAGGCCAGCCTCAAGGGCGTGGGCTGCGACTGCCTCGGGCTCGCGCGGGGCGTCTGGCGCGAGGTCGTCGGGCCCGAACCGTTCCCGATCCCACCCTACAGCCGGCACTGGGGCGAGACTGGCCCGCGCGAGGTGCTGGCCGAGGGCGCACGACGCATGATGATCGAGGTACCACTAGTAAAGGCCGGTCCCGGCGCGCTGGTCCTGTTCCGGATGACGCCCCGCGCCATCGCCAAGCATGTCGGGATCCTGACCGGCCCCGATTCCTTCCTCCACGCCTATGAGCGGCTCGGCGTGATCGAGGAACCGCTCACCAACGCCTGGCGGCGGCGCATCGCCTTCGCTTTCCTGTTCCCGCAACGCTGAGACCCGATCATGGCCACCCTTGTTCTTGGTGCCGCTGGCGCTGCCATTGGCGGCAGCATTGGCGGCGCAATCCTTGGTGTCAGCGCTGCCACCATCGGTGGCTTCATCGGCTCCACCATTGGCTCGGTCGTCGACAGCTGGATCATCTCGTCACTTGCGCCGACTCAGCGGATCGAAGGCGCGCGGATAGACAATCTGCGCATCACCTCGGCCACGGAAGGTGCGGTCATCCCGCGCCTCTATGGCCGCATGCGGATCGGCGGCAACATCATCTGGGCGACGGATTTCCGCGAGGAGACCAAGACCACCACGCAGGGCGGTGGCAAGGGCGGCGGGGGCGGCAAGGTCAAGACGACCGAGTATCTGTACTACGCCAGCTTCGCCGTCGCGCTCTGCGAGGGCCCGATCACCGGCATCGGCCGCATCTGGGCCGATGGCAAGCCGATGGACCTCTCCAGCGTCACCTGGCGCTGGTATCCGGGCGACGACGCGCAGGCGGCCGATCCGTTCATTTCGGCCAAGATGGGCGGGGCGAACACGCCCGCCTATCGCGGCACCGCCTATGTCGTTTTCGAGGAACTGCCGTTGTCGAGCTACGGCAACCGCCTGCCGCAGCTCTCCTTCGAGGTGTTCCGGCCGCTCGCCGACCCCGACACCGCCGAGGGGCTGACCCGCGCCGTCACCCTGATCCCGGCCTCGGGCGAGTTCACCTATGCCACGCAGGCGATCCGCAAATCCTCTGGCGGCGCGACGGTTTCCGAAAACCTGAACGCGTTGCCCGACATCACCGACATTTTGGTCGCGCTTGACCGCCTGCAGGCCATGGCCCCGGCCGTCGAAAGCGTCAGCCTGGTCGTGGCGTGGTTTGGGGACGACCTGCGCGCGAGCTCCTGCAAGCTGCGCCCCGGCGTCGAGGTCACGGCGAAATCCACGACGCCGATCGGCTGGTCGGTCAATGGCGTGAACCGCGCAAGCGCCTTCCTCGTCAGCCGCGACGATCAGGATCGACCCGTCTACGGCGGCACGCCTGCCGACTTCGCGGTGGTGCAGGCGATCCAGGAGATGAAGGCGCGCGGGCTGCGCGTCACCTTCTACCCGTTCATCCTGATGGACGTGCCGCCCGGCAACACGCTGCCGAACCCGTATTCCGACAACGCCGCAGAGACCGGTCAGCCCGCGTTCCCCTGGCGGGGGCGGATCACCTGTTCTCCGGCGGCGGGTTTCGCCGGGACCGTGGACAAGACCCCGACAGCCGCAAGCCAGGTTGCGGCGCTGTTCGGCGGGGCCACGCCCGCCAGCTTCAATGTCTCGGGCGACAGCGTCAGTTGGACCGGACCATCCGGTGACTGGGGCCTCCGCCGCATGGTGCTTCACTACGCCCATCTCTGCGCGGCGGCGGGCGGGGTCGATGCGTTCCTGATCGGCACCGAGATGCCGGGGCTGACGACGGTCCGCTCGGGCGCATCCGCCTATCCAGCCGTGGATGCGTACCGGGATCTTGTCGCCGATGTGCGCACAATCCTAGGGTCGGGTGTGAGCCTAGGCTATGCCGCCGATTGGTCGGAATATTTCGGGCACCAGCCCGGCGACGGCTCGGGCGACGTGTTTTTCCACCTCGATCCGCTCTGGGCCGATCCGGAGATCGGTTTCATAGGGATCGACAACTACATGCCGCTGTCGGACTGGCGCGACGGGTTCGAGCATCTCGACGCGGCCGAGGGCTGGCCCGCGATCTACGACCGGGCCTATCTGCAGGCGAACATTGCGGGCGGGGAAGGTTTCGACTGGTTCTATGCAAGTGCAGCCGACCGCTCCGCGCAGGTCCGTACCCCGATCACCGATGGCGCCGCCAGCAAGCCGTGGGTGTTCCGCTACAAGGATCTACGCGCCTGGTGGGCGAACCCGCACTACAACCGCCCGGGTGGGGTGGAGAGCGGCACGCCGACGGCATGGGTGCCGCAGTCGAAGCCGATCTGGTTCACCGAGCTCGGATGCCCGGCCATCGACCGCGGCACCAACCAGCCCAACGTCTTCTACGATCCGAAGTCGTCGGAGAGCTTCGTGCCGTACTTCTCGCGCGGCTGGCGGGACGATGCGATCCAGCGCGCCTATCTCGAGGCGACATATCTCTGGTGGGGCGAGGCCGCCAACAACCCGGTATCCTCCGTGTACAGCGGCCGGATGGTGCATGTGCCCGAATGCGCCGTCTGGACCTGGGACGCGCGGCCTTACCCATTCTTCCCAGCGCTCACCGATGTCTGGACGGACGGGGCGAACTGGCGGCTCGGACACTGGCTGACCGGACGGCTCGGGGCGGTGTCGCTTGCGGCGCTGGTCCGGCACCTCTGCCTGCGGGCTGGGATGCCCGAGTCGAGGATCGACGTCTACGGCCTCTGGGGCGCGGTCGAGGGCTATGCCATTGGCGCGCTGGAGAGCCCGCGCGCGTCCATCACCACGCTGTCGCGGCATTTCGGCTTCGACGCGGTCGAGACCGAGGGCGTGATCCGTTTTGTCATGCGCGGTCAGGCGGCAGTGGCCAGCGTTACGCATGACGATCTGGTCGCCGCGCGCGAGGGCGACGTGCTGGAAATGACCCGTGGGCAGGAAACTGAATTGCCGCAGGCCCTCAAATGGCAGGTGGCGCGTGCCGATGAGGACTATGACGCCGCCCTTGTCGAGGCGCGCCGCATCACGGTCGATACGACGCGGATCGCCTCGGAGAGCTTTCCGATGGCGGTCCCGCCAGAGGAGGCCGAGCGTCGGTGCCGTCGCGCGCTGATGGAAGCCTGGACCGGGAGGGAGACGGTCGCGTTTCGTTTGCCACCCTCGCGGCTAGCATTGGATCCGGCCGATGTCGTCACATTGGACCATGACGGTCGGAACATCCCGCTGCGGCTGGTCTCCATCGCGGATGCCGAGGCACGTGGGATCGAGGCCGTTCGCCAGGATCGTGAGGCCCACGACCTTCCGCCCGGATCGCCACGCCCGTCCTCGCTCTCGAAAACCGTTGTGTTCGGCGCACCCGAGCTGGCGCTGCTGGACCTGCCGCAACTGACAGAGGATCAACCCGCGCATCGGCCTTTCGCCGCGGCGCACGCCGTTCCCTGGCCGGGCGAAATGGCGGTGTTCCGCAGTCCCTCTACCGATGGCTTCGAGCTGCTGACGTCATTTGGCGGACGGGCCCGGATCGGGACACTTGTTTCGGATTTCTACGCGGGTCCGACCTCGCGCTTCGATCTCGGCAATGCGCTGGTGGTCGACTTGCTGACCGGCACGCTGGAGAGTGTCACCGACCTGGCGCTGTTCGGCGGGGCGAACGCGTTGGCGATAGAGAGTGCATCGGGCGTCTGGGAAATCGTGCAGGCGGGCGCGGCCGAGCTGATCGCTCCGGGCCGGTATCGCCTGACGCGCCTGCTGCGAGGACAGCGTGGCACCGAGGCCGCGATGGCCAATCCGGCTCCGGCAAGCGCGCGGGTTGTCGTGCTGGACACTGCGCTCGCTTCGCTGCCGATCGCCGAAGCCGATCTCGGCATCCCGTGGAACTGGCGCATCGGCCCGGCGAGCCGCCCGGTCAGCGACGAGACCTATGTGGCGGAAGCCTTCCCGCCCGCAGGCGTCGGGCTTCGGCCGTTCTCGGTCACCCACGTCGAGCAGCCGTGGCGCAAGGCGCGCAGTCCCGGCGATCTGACGATCCGCTGGACACGCCGGTCCCGGGCTATCTCGGCCGACAGCTGGGGCGGGCTCGAGGTGCCGCTGGCCGAGGAGTTCGAAGCCTACGAGGTCGAGATTCTCGACGGCGCCACCGTGAAGCGGGTGCTGAGCACCGCCACCACCAGCACGGTTTACACCGCCGCAGACCAAACCGCCGATGGGGGCGCGCCGCTCGGCCCCGGCGACACGCTCGACATCCGCATCTTCCAGCTCTCCGCTCTCGTCGGGCGGGGCTCACCCAAAACCGTCACGCTGATCTTCTGAGGCTAACCCATGTCTGACGCCACCACCCATCTCTTGCTGCCTTACATCCTGGCGGCGCAGGCCCAGAAGCACGTCAGCCACAACGAGGCGCTGCGGATACTCGACGGGCTCGTCCAGCTTTCCGTGCTCGACCGCGATCTGACAGCGCCGCCCGGCAGTCCCATCGACGGCGACCGCTACCTCGTCGCGCCGGGCGCAACGGGCGACTGGGCGGGTTGGGACCTGAATGTCGCGCTCTGGACCGATGGGGCCTGGCTGCGCCTGCCGCCACGCACCGGCTGGCGCGCATGGGTCGAGGACGAGGGGCTGCTGCTCGTCTACGACGGTGCAGGCTGGATCGGGACCACACCGGCGGCGCTGCAGAACCTTTCGCTGCTCGGGGTCGGCACGATGGCGGATGCCTCGAACCCGTTTTCGGCCAAGCTGAACGCGGCTCTCTGGACGGCGAAGACCGTGGTCGAGGGCGGCACCGGCGATCTCTTCTACACCATGAACAAGGAGGCTGCGGGCGACGACCTCGGGCTGACACTGCAGACCGGCTTTTCTACCCGTGCGCTGGTGGGGCTCTTTGGATCCGACAAGTTCCGTCTCGCGGTCTCGGCCGACGGCAGCACGTTCTTCGACGGGCTCAGCGTCGACAACGCCACTGGGATCGTCGATCAGCCCCGGCTGCCGCGCTTCAAGGCTTACACCAACTACGACAACTATGTCGGCGTCGGGACCTGGACGAAAATCGGTCTGAACAACACGGACTACAACGATCAGGGTGCGTTCAACTCCGCGAACAGCTACTTCGTAGCGCCGGTCGACGGCACCTACCTCTTCGGCGCGACGCTTCTCTACAAGGTTAATGCCAGCACCTCGGCCCGCATGCGCGGTCGGCTCGTGCTGAATGGCACGACCGAGATCCGGGGCTCGATGGGGGAGATTTCCGGAGCACACGTTTCGGAAGCGACAGCGCTTTGGCTGCAGACCATCGTGACGCTCAATGAGGGCGACACCGTCGAGCTGCAAGGATACTTCCGCGCCGCGGACGGCTACTTCGCGGCGGAACACACGTCGTTCTGGGGTGCGAAGGTCGGATGA